GATATCATGATTGATACCGGGGAAATTAGTCTAATGGATTTACGATATACTGATTATAAATTCAAAGACAGTTCATATGTTTGGACTGGCAAAGGTGAAAGAAAAAACGGTGCCAAAAAAGGTTGGCAATTTGTTGAAGTCAGTAAAAAATATCAATGATTAAATATGCGTATGCACTGAACATGCCTGGTGAGCACACTAAATGGACGCTGGAACCGTGGAAGAAAAAAGGACTCCGGGTATTTGATACTGTAAAACAAGTACCCGATGGCTATGTATTAATTGCCAGTCACTATGCCCCTTGGTGGAGTCCACTTAAAGAATACATTGCCCAAGGCAGACCTTACATTGAAATTGAATATGGATACTGGGGACCGGACACACCTCGACGAGAAACACGTAGAGTAACTTATAACGGGCACCATAACATGAATATGCAAGCTGTTCCCCATAGCAGATCACATTTATTTCCTATGCCTGGACACAATACTTGGCGAACCACTCCAGGGGAATATGTGCTAGGGATACAGCCCGTCGAATCTGTGTTACTAGAACGCACTGGAGAAAATTTAGATCAATTTAGACAACGTATTGCTGATACTATTGCTCCGTATTGGTCAGGACCTATCAAGTGGCGTAAGAAGATGGGTGCAAAGTTTGCTAGATTTGAAACATTTCGAGAGCAAGTGGTCAGTGCCCATGCCGTGGTAGGTGAGCGAACCATGGCCTGTGTTGAAGCATGGTTGTTGGGTGTGCCAGCATACACAGTAGATCCATCAATGACCACACTGCTCATGGGCAGCATTGAGAATTTAGCAAAACCAGTGTACCCTGATCGTGCTGCCTGGTGGGAACATGTCTGCTGGAGCCAGTTTAACAGAACAGAATTTGAAACAACTACACCTGCTGATTTAGTAGAACAGTATCAAATTTTAGCTCAATAAATACTGCCATGATATATCAAGATTGGCAAATATTAGACGACGATAGCAGTTTTCACAGCAGTGTCAAGCGATTACGCAAACAAGGCAAATCTGGAGATATTCTACTTTATCAAAAGGATAATTTAGATCGTGCATTAGAGTTGGTAAAGAATTGGACAGTTGCAATTGACGGCGGCGCCAATTACGGTCTAATGAGTTATCATATGAATTCAAAGTTTCAACAAGTGCTGGCGTTTGAAATAGACCATCAACTAAGAACTTGTTTGGAAGCCAACATGAAAACATTTTCATGCTCAAATGTAAAGATTGAATCATGCGGTCTCGGCGACACAGAAAAGTCTGTGGATCTTGTGAGAACCGGCAAGAGTTTTGGAAATTTTGTAGACCCCAATGCCGAAACTGGCAACTTCCCCATTAGATCCATCGACGGCTACAATTTAACCAATGTGGGATTTATCAAACTAGACTGTGAAGGCTACGAGCCCTTGATTATACAAGGTGCCGAGCAAACAATCAAACGCTCGTTTCCTGTGATACTAATGGAACGAAAAGTTTTGGTCAAAAAATACAACTTCGGTAGTCATGCAACAGAAGAACTTCTACAGAGTTGGGGATACAACCGGCTCATCAATTTAGGTAAAGATGTTATTTTGGCCAAAACCTAAATACCGTCAATACCCACTAATAAATATCCACATGAAAATTGTTATTGTTACAGGCGGATTCGATCCGCTGCATTCGGGTCACATTGCCTACTTCAAAGCAGCAAAAACTCTTGGGGATTGGTTGGTTGTTGGACTCAATTCTGATGACTGGTTGGTTCGTAAAAAAGGTAGACCTTTCATGCCCTTGCAAGAGCGAATGGTCATTGTAGGCAATCTTGCAGTGGTGGACGAAGTGGTGGTCTACAACGACGACGATGGCTCCAGCTGTGATGCAATTCGACTGGTCAAACAACGCTACCCTGATGCTGAAATTGTGTTTGCCAACGGCGGCGATCGCACTCGGGAAAACATTCCAGAAATGGTGTTTGATGATGTGGAGTTTGTGTTTGGCGTGGGTGGAGAAGACAAGAAAAACAGTTCAAGCTGGATTCTTGAAGATTGGAAGAAACCCCGAACACAACGCGCCTGGGGATACTATCGAGTGTTGCACGAAGTCGGTAATCACGTCAAACTCAAAGAACTAACAGTAAATCCCAAGACATGCTTGAGCATGCAACGACACGAAAAACGTGCGGAGTTTTGGTTTGTGGCTGAAGGTGAAGCCACAGTATACACAGTAGACCCAGCCAGCACTGATTCAGAAGTATTGTCTACCCCCATTAGACATCAGCATACTTGGATTAGGGTAAATCAATGGCATCAGTTATGCAATGAAACCGATCAGCCTCTCAAATTGATTGAAATTCAATACGGTGACAACTGTGTAGAAGAGGACATTGAACGACGATGAAACCTATTCCTATATTTGTTGGATACGATCCCAGGGAAGCTGTGGCCTATCATGTGTGTGCCAATTCCATTATTAGAAATGCATCTGCGCCAGTGGCCATTATACCATTGGCCTTGAATTTGTTTGATGACTACAAAGAAACTCACACCGACGGCAGTAATCATTTTATCTACAGTCGTTTTTTGGTTCCACATCTTATGGAATACACAGGCCATGCTATATTCATCGACGGTGACATGATTATTCGCGGAGACATTGTGGAACTTTGGAATCAGAGAGATGTTTACAAGGATGTGCAGGTAGTCAAACACGATTACAAAACCCGGATGCCTGTGAAATATCTAGGAGCAAAGAATGAGGATTACCCGAGAAAAAATTGGAGTAGTGTTATTTTATGGAATTGTAACAGTTTTCCTAATCGCAAGCTTACTCCTGATTTTATCCAGCGATCTACCGGCGCTGAACTACACCGTTTCACCTGGTTAGACGATGATCGAATTGGAGAGTTACCACCTGAGTGGAACTGGTTACCCGATGAATACGGTGCCAATCTCAATGCCAAACTACTACACTACACCCTAGGATCACCGTGTTTTCATGAGTTTGCTACCACTCCGCAGGGCGATGAATGGCACCGCGAACACATGTTAACTGATTATTGTTTGCAAAGAGTATGAAACAGGTATTGTGTATAAATCGCAAAGGTCCAGACATGGAAATACTGGACCGACAGGCAGCGTTTGTAAATCGCTTTGCCGAAGGATGCGATGGCAAATTATTATCGGCATCGGAAGCATTTGAATATCCTGTTGAATATCCAATTTGTGTTCGCGGTATGAAGTTCACTCGCTGGGTCAAACTTGCTGCCGAACAAGGCAGACAATACTACTACATTGACAATGGCTATTTTGGCAATCACGGTCGAAAAGTTTACTTCAGAATAATCAAAAACAATGTGCATGACACCCGAGACATTATCGAACGTCCCAGTGATCGTCTAGCACCGTGCGAAGTCAATTTAAAAAACTTTACACCCGGGCGTAAGATTTTGTTGGCACCGCCCAGTGTTAAAAGTTTTACAATGTGGGACATAGATCAAGAACAGTGGATTGCAGAAACTGTTGCTGAGATCAAAAAGCACACTGATCGCCCCGTAGAAGTTAGACTGAAACGTCCACGCAATGATCGCATGGCCGTGGACACCATGGAAGAGGCTCTAGACAACGATGTTCACTGCTTGGTCACATACAACTCAGTGGCCGCTGTTGAAGCAGTTATGTTGGGCAAGCCTGCAATTGCGCTGGGACCAAATGCTGCCGGAGTGGTGTGCTCTAATACTCTTGCTGAAATAGAAAACCCATATATTCCATCTCTAGACGAGCGTGACGCCTGGTTGCGTCATTTAAGTTACTGTCAATTTACATTTACAGAAATGAGCGACGGCACCGCCTGGAGAATACTCAATGAGTGATAGGCCTACAATGTTGGGTGCTGCCAAGAAAGACAAATGGATAGGCCCATTTGTTCGAGCCATCGGCGGTAGAATGACAACAGGGTTAGATGAAATTTATTCTAACACCACAATCCCAATGGCGTTTTCTGGCATAAGCAAAACAGCAGCAAGGACACAGGCTCAGAAGCATAACCTTGACTATTGGTATATAGATACAGGGTATATAGGAAATAGACGTTTTAAGACTTGGTTTAGAATTAGTAAAAACGATTTTCAGGTTACTATACCAATACAATCAAGACCCAATGACCGTTTGAAAAAATTAAGCATAAACAGATCTCAATTTGTTCGTGGTAACAAAATAATGATTATTCCCATTGATGCTAAAGTGGCCGAGGGATATGGTATAGTAGATCCTGATACTTGGTTAAAACAAACAGTCGATACAATAAAAAAATACACTGATAGAGAGATCGTAGTAAGACATAGACCGGCCAGCAGAGAAACCAGAGTAACCACAGACACGTTCATTGAAGCACTACAAAAAGATATTAGTGCCGTTGTTGTGTGGGCCAGCAATTGCGGAGTAGAAGCTGCACAGCATGGAATACCTGTGGTGAGTTTGGGCCCCAGTGCCTGCACACAAATCAGCGGTAGTATACAACAAATTGACAACTTACCGAATATTGATTCAGAATTGCAAGAAATGTGGTTGCGTTGGCTTAGTTACAATCAATTTTCGTTGCCTGAAACTGAATCTGGATTGGCATGGCGCATACTACAAGAAAATTATGCAAGTAATAGTCAATAGAGAAGAACTTGTAGAGCCTTTGGCTAAAAAAATACTGGTGCAAGCATACAAGAAAAGGCCCATGCAGTATGCTGAACTTGATGCCTATGTTGACAAGATTCACAAGCGTCTAGACAAAACTGGATTGTTGGATATAAACTTTGCCGAAGTCAATGGTCTGATCCACAAACAGCTTGTTAATTATACTGATCAGCTTGTAGTTGATTACAAAACACAGTATCGTCCGTTGGTAAATTGGTTAGCTGATAACTTTTCTTTGTTGGGTATTGATCAACAGCAACTACTTGAATGGTATACAGATCCTGCGAACAAAGGGTTCTTAAAAAACATTACTAGACACATGTCATCAGATGTTGAGTATGTTGTCAACAGTGATTATCACGAGCCTGCACTGATACGAAACATCGTCGACAATGAACAGGCTATTAGCATGAGAATGCTTGCAGGTCAAGAGTTTTGGTTTACTGATGCAGGCTACACTAACTTTATTGCTGCCAAGGGCAAACCATGGCACAGATTGTGTCACAATCACATACATCAAAATCTTTCGCATTTAAATTTTCCAGCGGATAGATTGAAATTGTTGGAAACTACGCCACAGCCCTGGAGAACTGCAGGCAACAAAATACTTGTGGTAGAAAGTAGTGACCGACACTATCAACTGTTTGGAAAAGACCGCGACACCTGGCGTGACAATATCACTGATGAGTTGGCAAAGCACACAGATCGACCTGTTGAATATCGTGCCAAACACATGGATCGCAAAACAAGAGATTCTGTCTATGATCTCTTGATGTCAAGCAATGACTACTACTGTGTGATTTCTGATTCAAGTGCTGCTGCAGTGGAAGCTGTATGGGCCGGCGTGCCGATCATTACACTGAACACTCACATTACCACTGCAATTGCAAGAACACAAGTTGCAGACATCAATAATTTGTATCGCGGTCCCATTGGTGATTGGTTGTGTGCTTTGACATACAGTCAGTTCACCAAAAAAGAAATGCAAAATGGCCGAGCCTGGCAGATCATAGAGCAGTATCATGTATGATGTAGTGGTTTATCTCAGTAGCTTGCCACGTATTGCTGACCGCAATCGCAAGGTCGAAGTGCTGCAGGCATTTGCTGCTGGGTGCAATCACCTGGGATTGAAAACATTGCTACAAGACAAACAACAACTAGCACCCACCAAACTTGGTGTTATATTGGGATGGGTAGGTCAAAGCATCAAAGGCCCTCACATACAACTTCGTAAGGATGTTATAGCAAATCAACGAGTAATGAGCATCGACGGAAGTTGTTTTAAGTTTGCCGACCCCGACAGTATTTTTCTTCGTTACAGTTTGGACGGTGTTTACTACAACACAAACGAATATGCCAACAAAAACAGTGGTCCAGAAAAGTGGAATCAAATAAGCCAATGTTTGGGGCTTGAGTTAAAACCTTGGCGTGTGTCTGGAGATCATATCTTAGTTTGCGGACAACGCGATGGTGGCTGGTCAATGAAAGGCACTGACATGAATCAATGGGTCTTAGACACAGTAAAACTGATCAGAACAAAAACTACTAGACCCATTGTTGTTAGGCCACATCCTAAGAATCCCATCAACCCAAACTTGTTTGCTGGAATACCCAATCTAAAGTTCAGTTGTGCCACTATACTACAACAAGATTTGCACAATGCCTGGGCCGGTGTGTTCTTTAACAGTTCTAGTTGTGTTGCTAGTGTGTTAGCAGGTGTGCCTGTGTTTGCGTCCGATCCTGATTGCGTAGCATGGCAAGTGGCCAATCAAGATATAGCACAAATAGAAAAGCCACTGATGCCTGCTAGGGAACAATGGCTTTGGGATTTATCAGCTGCTCACTGGACTGACAAAGAAAGCAGAGCTGGGTTGATCTATAACAAATTCAAACCGTTGTTACCAACCTAACACATAGTCATTCTTGACTGACGTCAGGATCTTTGCGCCCCAGCTAACCAGTGTGTCTAGAGCTTGTGCGATATCTGTATGTCCCACATCCTTGTGCTTTTTGTGCTCCACAACCATGATAGGCCGGTATTTTAAGATTGTTTCCTGGGCACCACGCAGGATTGTGTTTTCATATCCCTCGCAGTCAATTTTGATGTAGTCAATCTTGGGCAAATTTAGACTGTCTAGTCTATACATAGGAATTGATCCTGTGCCAATGCTGGCAGTATCAACGTGACTGTGTCCGGTATTTTCAGCAGTGATGATCATGTTGATTTGTGTGTCTTGCTCTCCCAAGGCACAACCGCGAACTTCAAAGTTGGCAGCAGTGACATTCTTCAACAGGCACTCTCTAAAATCTGCAACAGGTTCAAACGCAATCACACGATCAAAGTTTTCACACAAGTCTCTACTCCATAAGCCTACGTTGGCACCAATGTCTAGTGCCAGTCCTTTGTGAGTGCACAAGCTCATACTGGCTTTTCTCACAGGCTCTTGATAAACAGGCACGCCGCCCTTTTTGATATTCTTGTCTAGCATTCCTGCAAAATGTGTGTCTTGGTCCGGGAACCACCAGCCGTGTGTTTGATACATATTAATTTCCTTGAGCTGGACGCTTGATATACATTTTTTTACGCTTCTTTCGAAACTCAATGAATTGAGTTTCAAACACTGCATGCGGGGGGAAATACTGTTCGATCATGCCTTCGTGTGCATCAGTTATAATGATGTAAGAAAACTTGTCGTAATTTTTGTTCAACCAATCTGTTATACGAGATAGTTGATCTCCCATTTCTTCTGTGCTTCTATGTCCACTCCAATGGCCCAACACATCTTTGCAAATCAGCATGTCGGCGTCGGGAAGATTCAAGGTTTCATCGCAAATGTAAGTATTGTTGGGGTTGTTTTTTTGTGCAATAGAAATTGCAGTGGGGCTGATGTCTATGCCTGTGTATTTGGTGGATCCCCAATCAAATTCCCGATAAAGGCCGTTGTCGCCACAGCCGTAGTCCACAATAGATTTTATTTGATTGTCCTTGATAAACTTTTTCAAGAAGTTGAGATATAATTCTGCACGCTCGGGAAAACTTTCTGGACCACTCAGTGACACTGGATTTTGATGTTTGGTCACCCAGGCACCGGTGCGGTAAATTTCTTCAAACATATCTTTCATTGATTTCATTTTATTGTCCTTCGCCTAATAATCTAAGTTTCTTGCCGGCTTTCCATTGCCGTGTATATCTGGCACTCATTTTACAATAGTCATTGTAGTTTCTTAGTTCGATTTTTACGCCACTGTGTTCGAGATGACCTATATTGGGTTGTCCAAAATCCAACCATAACTGCCGAAAGGCAACACTATCGCCGTGCCATGATTTTCTATCTAGGTCAAAATGTTGCAGAACCATTTCAAAAATGGGCAATGCACTAGGTCGAGCCAATCTCCAGGCAGGATTTATTGCAACTAAATCTTGTCGTCGAAGCAAGGCAAGATCTCCTGCCAGTGGCGGCCACATTTCTGCAATTCTACTGTCAGGTTCGGTGAACCAATATACATCATCAGGTGCAGTTTTTAAAAATTCAACAAAACAGATTTCTCTATTGTAAACAACGTTCACTGGGTCTAAGTTGGGAAAGTAATAATTTTCGTCTCCCCATCCAGGATGACCGTCCAGTGTTAGATGTATTGTTGAGAGGCCAAACAAAGAGACATTTTGCTTGAATCCCTCAAACAGTTTACGATATGTATCTGGGGGAAAGTTTTTTGCCATGGGACCATCAGCATGATAGATCACTGCCTTCATTTTCGACCCCTGCTGTTTAATACTTTTTGCCAGTAGGGATGGTCTTGATGTAACACAACTTCTTTGGGTTTGGAATGTCCCTGTAGTTTGCGATCGCCTTTGACATGATCCATGTGCTTGCCCAGCTCACTATTGATAAAGGGATGCCCTGCAAGACCTTTGTCTTCCCAACTGGGATTGAGATTATGAAAATGACATCGCTGTTGAATTTGTTTTCTTAACACATCAAAGATATAACTGTCGTGCCATTCACGCTCTTTGAAAATTGCATCACTGTTATACATGTTTACAAAATCGCGAATAAACTGACGGCATTCAGATTTATCTAAATTGTAGGCCACCCAACCACATTCTGAATGATATTTTTCGCCGCGTCCTAGATAACTGACCATCGACCCGCCGGGGCACACAGATTGTAAAAATGGCAAAGATACCGGTGTGTGCGTGACACTGTCTGCATCAATCCAAATCATCCATCCTGAATTGATCATGTCTGCTGCCTGAGCCTTGGCAAATACCTTGTAGCAAAAGCGAACAGCATCCCAGCGAAATTGCTTTTTGGGATTGAACACATCGGGCGGCCCTGCCTTGCCGTGTGCCAGTGGATTGTTCTTGTGACGTTCAACAAACGCACGTAGATCTGAGCTGGCCGCCAATAAGTCAATGACCTTTGTGTTTGATCTTGAGGTCCGTGGTGTGCAGTTTTCTGCCAGCACAATAAGATCTACCTCCGCAGGCCAATGTTGTTCAAAAGTGTCGATCATGCGCTGACCGTATTGTTCGAGGCCAGCCTGATGAAATGTGGTAATTACTGTGTATTTCATGTGAGATATTTAGTGACCAAAACAGTGACCTATTTTCCTTTGCAGTGTGCTCGAAATTCGGGGCCAGTTATGACCGCGGTGCTTGCTGCTCTACACAAGCACGGATTCCAAACAGTGCCCAACAATCGTGACGCTGACATAGCAGTGATATGGAGTGTGCTTTGGTCGGGTCGCATGCAGCCCAACAAAGAAATTTATGAGCTGTATCGTCGCACTGGACGCCCAGTTGTGTGCATTGACATTGGTGCATTGCTGCGCGGAACAACATGGAAAATAGCATTAAACAACATCAATGCACTGGGCCATTACGGACATAAAACCAATCTAGATTTTGACCGTCCACAAAAATTGGGCATCAAATTATCAAAGAATTCTCTCAACCATGGACGCATATTGATAGCGGGTCAGCACACACAAAGCCTACAGCTGGATGGCATTGATCAGACCGCTTGGTATCTACAACGCATACAGGAAGTTGCTGACGGTCGACAAATAGTGGTAAGACCGCATCCACGATGTGCACTGGATCAAAGTCGATTCCCTAAACATGTGATTTGGGAACAGCCTAAAAAACTGGTCAACACCTACGACAGCTTTGATCTGCACTGGGACTTTGATGCAGTGATAAATTATAATTCAGGCCCAGGAATACAGGCAGTGATTGCCGGAGTTCCTGTGATAGTTGATCAGTCAAGTCTGGCATTTGGCATCACAGATCGGCATCAATGGTTGGCTGAAATTTGTCATACAGAATACACAGTGGAAGAAATTGAGCAAGGAACATGGGTAAAAAGGATAGGATTAGAGCACTAGCAGAATCAGCGGGACTCCCTCCCAGTGGCCCTGTTGATTGTGCTTGCCTCATACATGGAACTGTCTACGGCTGGGAATATGTTGATAGACTCTACAACATGTTGAGCCGACATTTGAGTCAGGGTATAAGATTGCATGTGTATACCGAAGCAGATCGCAAAGTTCCCGAACACATGATCAAACATGAACTAAAAGATCTAAAAGTTTCGGGTCCTAAAAAAGCCTGGTGGTATAAACTGCAATTGTTCAACCACAAGCATCATCAAGGACCCATGCTGTATTTTGATCTTGACACTGTGATCACAGACAACATTGATTGGATCACTCATCAAAGTTTGGAATATTTCTGGGCCCCCAGAGATTTCAAGCGATTATGGCGTCCTAGCCATACTGGAATCAACAGTTCGATAATGTGGTGGGATACTAGAAAATTTGAATATGTTTGGGAAACATTTAGGCAGCAAGAGTTTGTTTTGTTGCAACGTCGCTATCCCGGAGATCAGGATTTTTTAAGTGATGTAATTGTTCAAGATCGTAGACATTTTCTCAATGAGCAGTTGATACGCAGTTGGAAATGGGAGTGCTTGGACGGGGGATGGGACTTTCGATATCGAAAATACAGAGCACCCGATTCTGGCACCAGACTCGACGGAGCCAGTGTGCTGGTATTTCATGGACAGCCAAACCCTGCAGATGTGCTAGATCCTGTGATCCAACAGCATTGGATATAAATTTTGTATAAATAGCATTGGAGATATAATATGCCTATAAAACAAATTAAATTACGATTTCAAGTGTCCAGTGACAATGATATATCAACCAATGTAACTGTGACAAATAACGGTCTAGAAGTTTTTTCAGGACTATTAGCTCAAACTACCACAAATATTATACCAGTAAACGTTCGAGATAATACTGAACCATATCAAGAAATAACATTTGATGTTGATGTTCCTCAGTTTTCAAATGTTACTCCTCTCAATGATCAATTTACAAATACTACCACGGTAATTTCATGTACAGATGGAAATCTTTCTTTGCAAGCTGCATTATCTAACTGGAATCCTGGGGGACAATCTGCAGATTCCTATGCGCTATTAGATATTCCTGTAGCTCCATTGTTTGATGGTAATATTGATAATACTTTATATAATATCAACGACAATTATCATGTTACCGGACCGGGCGCACTGCCAATTAATCAGTCTACAGTTGTTACAGTGGTGCATTCGGTTCCCCTGTATGATGCTCCCCAGCCTTAATAAATTTGTATTACTTTTACTGAAAACTCACAAATAACCCTGCTCTGAGCAGGGTTATTTTTTGACTTGACCAGAATTTTCCAATTTGCTATAATACACACATGTTCAGCAAAAAGGAGTCCACAATGGAACTTGCAATTGGCACCCAAATCCGTTACACCAGTGCCGCGGGCACTCGCGACGCTGTGATTGAAAACATCCGAGTTGGTCCCACTGCCCGGCCCGGCTTCATGAACACTTGGTTGACCCTGCTGATCCCCGTTCAGCGCAGCGTCAAATTTGAATCCCGTGTGCAGATTCCTGCAGACAACGGTTCGCTGGCTGGATTCCGTGTTGCAGTGATTGGTTGACCAATAATTCCCAAACTGCTATAATAACATTTTAACACACAAAACAGGAGCTAAAATGAGTGCAATTCGCATCCTCAATGGTAACTATCGCGGCATCCCTGTCATTGACACTGTTTTTGAACTGGTGTCGGGCTTCCAAACTGGTGCCCGTGGCAGCTATGTTACTGTCAAAAACAATGGCATCTTCCCTAAGTGCCCCGAAACGATTCGAGTGCGTGTTGAAGATATTTCTGATTTCGTGTATACTACTGGCATGCAAGAAAACGTAGTTCGCATCGACAAAGCAGCAGCAGTGCAAGAAACTGATGAGCAAGCCATGGATCGTATCCGTGAGCGTTTTGACATCCTACAGGAAATGAGCAAGGCCTGTGTGGCAGGCGACATTCGTGCCATGATTGTGAGTGGCCCTCCTGGCGTGGGCAAGAGCTTTGGTGTTGAGCAAGAAATTGACAAGGCTTGCATGTTTGACAAGATTGCTGGCAAGCGACTGCGTGCCGAAGTTGTGAAAGGCAGTGCCACCCCCATCGGCCTGTATCAAACTCTCTACAAGTATAGCGACCCCAACTGTGTGGTGGTGTTTGACGACTGCGACTCAATCCTGCTGGATGATGTGGCACTGAACCTGCTGAAGGGTGCTCTGGACTCTGGCAAAAAGCGCAAAATTTCGTGGCTGGCCGACAGCCGTATCCTGCGCAGTGAAGGCATTCCCGACAGCTTCGAATTCAAAGGCTCGGTGATCTTCATCACCAATTTGAAGTTCGACAAGATGAAGTCGCAGAAACTGCGGGATCACTTGGACGCATTGCAGAGCCGTTGCCACTACTTGGACTTGACCCTGGACACCATGCGTGACAAGATCCTCCGCATCCGGCAGATTGCCAAGGACGGTGTGCTGTTCCAGGACTATGATTTTGATCCCTGTGTGCAAGACGACATCATCACGTTCATGGCAGAAAAACAGAATCGTCTGCGTGAAATGAGCCTGCGTATGGCATTGAAGATTGCGGATCTGCGCAAACTGAGCCCGCTGAATTGGCGTCGCCTGGCAGAGACCACTTGCATGAAAGCAGCTGACTAAGGAGAACGTTATGTACGAAATTTGGGACGGTGATTTGTTTTTGTTTTGTGTGGATCATCCTGACGAAGCCAACAGCTACGGTGAACAGGGATTTGATGTAGTTACAGCAGTTAGCTCCTGAATTGCATCAGCAGTTCTTTTAACAGGCTCTTTGGAGCCTGTTTTTTTTTTGACTTTTTGTTGCAGTAAGTATATACTAGTATCATGACAACACATATATTAGAAAAATCAGTTGACGTAATTGCACCAACCAATCTTTATAAATGGGCATCCACATGGGGCAAAGTTCAAAAAAACTATTACCGAGATCAAGTATATCTTCGTAGAGAAAAGCAGATAGAAGATTTTGGTAATATGATTGCATCCTACACAAGCAATGTGTTATACTTAGAAGATATTGTTAACGGCAATGCTGTTGAGCGTCTAATAGATTTAGGATATCAAGTTTCTGGGGAATGCCAATATAAAAAATGGCTAACAAATAATGAAATCAGCGACAATTGTAATCAAGGACGAGGTTAACATCAAGATAGAAGGTCTTGACCTTGACGCTCGCAAGGCACTGGTTAATGCCTTTAAATATGATGTTCCATATGCAAGATATTTGCCGGCAGTGAGGCTGGGTCGTTGGGATGGCAAAGTAAGTTATTTTCAACTAGGCGGCAGCACTTACACAAACCTGCTGCCCGAAATTGTTCCTGCTCTGGAAAGACTGAACTACGATATCGAGCTAGACGACCAACGCGATTATTCAACATCGTTTGATTTTACCATAGCCAGAGAAGATACATTTGCTGACAAAGTGTGGCCCAAGGGTCATCCCATGGCTGGTCAGCCCATTATGTTGCGAGACTATCAAGTTGAGATCATCAATAACTTTTTAGAGAATCCGCAGTGCATTCAGGAAATTGCCACAGGCGCAGGCAAAACAATTATGACTGCTGCCTTGAGTTGGCAGGCCGGGCACTATGGTCGAACCATTGTGATTGTTCCAAACAAAAGTTTGGTAGAACAAACAGAAGCGGACTATGTTAATTTGGATCTTGACGTTGGTGTTTATTATGGCGATAGAAAAGAGTATGGTCGACAGCACACTATATGCACTTGGCAAAGTTTGAATGTGCTGTTAAAGAACACCAAGAGCGGGGTGGGTGATTGCACAATACAGGAATTTCTCGAAGACGTGGTATGTGTCATGGTAGACGAAGTGCACATGGCCAAAGCCGATGCACTTAAAACACTACTCACAGGAGTAATGGCCAAGATTCCTTTGCGTTGGGGACTAACAGGGACCATTCCCAAGGAAAAGTTTGAAAGCCAAGCTCTGTTGGTCAGCCTTGGACCTGTGGTGGGCAAACTGTCAGCCAACGAACTACAGCAACAGGGTGTGTTGGCACAATGCCATGTCAACATTGTGCAACTGCAAGACCATGTGGAATACGCAAACTATCAAAGCGAGCTCAAATACCTGCTGGAAGAGTCAGGCAGGCTGGATACCATTGCTTCGTTGATTCGACAGGTCAATGAAACAGGCAATACTCTGGTGCTGGTGGATAGGGTAGCAGCCGGGCAGGCCTTGGTGGAACGCTTGGGCGAACGTGCGGTATTTGTGTCAGGTGCAACCAAAGGAACCGAAAGAAAGGAACACTATGCAGAAGTTGCAGAATCATCAGACAAAATCATTGTCGCAACCTATGGTGTTGCCGCAGTGGGTATTAACATACCCCGTATATTTAACCTTGTGCTGGTTGAACCAGGCAAGTCGTTTGTTAGAGTCATACAATCAATTGGTCGAGGAATCCGCAAAGCCCAAGACAAAGACCATGTGCAGATCTGGGACGTCACCTCAACCTGCAAGTTTGCCAAGCGACACCTTACCAAACGCAAAGCCTACTACAAAGAAGCCAACTACCCGTTCACGCAAGAAAAACTTGAATGGATGACCATCAAATGATCTTCTTACAATTATTACCGTGCCAGCGATTATAATTTGATTGACCACCAACCACGATTCCGCAATGAGAGCATGTAAATTTAGGTTTTGGCACACGCATTTTTTCTATTGTTTCATTAGTATGAGGTATTCCTTGATTATGTGCCGGCTTTCCTTTTAGCCAAACTGCACTTTTTCCTTTTTTAGATTCAGAAATTTTTTTCTTGGTCTCCTCAGAGACTATTACGGTTTTGCTCATTTGACTTTGGCTGATTTTACGCTTGGTCTCCTCAGAATGCCGATAATGCTTGCGTGACTCTAGAATTTTTGCAACAGTCTCTGGGGCAATAGTTTTACCTTTATGTGCGGTTGATAATTTTTGTTTTGACTCAGCAGAATGTGTTTTACCTTTGAATGCAGAAGGTCTACCTTGGCAGGATTTAGATAGTTTTTCTCTGGTTTCGTTAGACACTGTTTTGCCTTTATGAAGTTGAGATGAATTTTTAGCTACCTCAATTTTAGCAAATTCAAACATACTACCTTTGGAAATTTTTCTATTTTGATCTTTGTTTCTTGTTCTTAACATCATCCACAAGGCATACCACATACTTTTTGTATGTGCAGGGTTGATGGTCATGCGTGGCAATAATATGTGAACAAGCCGGTGTTCTTTTGCTGTAAGTTTGACCAAGTTAGTTGAGTTATTTGATCCTCCTAGACTTCGGGGAATAATGTGGTGGCGTTCGGTATAGATTTCTTTTGACAAATCTCTTGACATTGCCCGGACAATAATACTATAATAACATTTAGTATACTTGTTTTGTAAATACATGGCTGATAGTTCCTTGATAACTGTTAGAGCAGATGGTAGTTGACGCTACGCGATCTGCACTTTTATTTATCTTGGAGAAGAAAATTCGCATTTTAACCCTAGACAATCAAACATTTGAACTGGACCATCTACCTGAAGAAGTGGATGACATGCGGTTTGCCATCCTGGATAATTCTACACCAGCAGACCCGGACTATCATTACATCCCGCTGATTTTTTTAGAAAGCTTTACAGCGCCTGCATTGGTTCTTCGTATTGGTCAACAAAGAATTCGCATGCCCATGGACTGGCAAGTGCTGATTGGTGAACCCGATCTTGGCGACTTGGAAATGTTGCCATTGACGTCGATCAATGATCGTGGTTTTAAAATATTTGAATTCAATCCGCTGAGTAGTTTTAGACCCAGTTTTCCTGAAATTGAAATTGTGGATGTGTATCAAGAAGTCACTTGGTATGCACCCAAGCTTAAAAATGGGCAGATATTGTGTGTGCCAATCACCGAAGGACACAAACCGCAGTGTGTGTATTTTGTCAAAGACATCAGTCGCAACTGCGAAATTGTTAATTACGACAAGGCATGGTAACATGAACAAAGTCAACGAATATGACATAGGTGGCGATGTTGTCAAAAGCAATGACACCTACGTGCTCAAAGACAACAAGACTCTAAAAAATTTGGTGTTGAGTTCGACCAAGCTGTATCGCAACCAGCAAACTCGCGGACACAGGCATCCCGGGCAAGAAGAAGTGTATTTCTTTGTGCAGGGCTGGGGGCAAATGATTGTGGGCGAAGAAGATTCCGAACCGTTTGATGTCAAAGAAGGTGACATTGTGTTGATTCCTGACGGTGCATTTCATAGAGTGATCAACACCGGGGACATGAACATGGTATTCAACTGTGTGTTTGGCGGGCAGCGAAATCACTGATGGGCACACTTACTCCTGGCGCAACTTATATCTACGAACGTAGCGAAGGCATCATCTATGCTCGTGAGTTTGGTAAGACCGAACGTCATGTGGTGGGTTATGAGTCCAGCAAAGACTATGACCCTGTTAGTGCAAACAAAAGAATGTTGAGCGAACTCAACGAAGTGGTCAAAATGTGCGAAACAGATCCGGGCATGAAACAGTTGCTGGATCAACTGTTTGTAATGTATAATCTTAAAAAGAATGAGCGATAAACTAAACATTGCCAACGAAATGCGGATGTTTGACCACAAGGTCAGGTCATTCTATGACGACTTGACTGATGAAGAAAAGAAGAAGTTTTCAAACTATTTGATGATCCGTTGGGGTTCAAGTGTGCAGGGCAGCAGAGAATTGCAAGAGTTCTATGTGATTTCCGCCAACCAGCGACTGAACAAACATTTCTTTGACATCAATAAACATCCCAAACTGCAATGGTTGTTGGCTACCACAGTGAGTCCAGACATGGGCGCTCAAAGACATCAATGGATTGCTCCTAAAAAGAAAGAAGCAGGCGCGGGCAGTTTGAAGAAGCAACTGGCAGAACTTTTTCCGCACTACAAGGAAGATGAAATTGATGTGTTGGCTGCTGTTACTACAAAAAAAGATCTTGACAACTACATCAAACTGCATGGTCGAGAAAAATGACATTTGTTTGTGAATACTGTAAAAAAACATTTGCCAAAGAAAGCAGCATTGAGGTTCACATGTGTGAGCCCAAACGCCGTAGACTAAACAAAGACGATCCGGGTGTGCGTCTGGGATTTCAAGCCTACATCAAATTCTATGAGCAGGCTCAAGGATCAGCAAAGTTAAAGACCTATGAAGACTTTTGTGAAAGCAGTTATTATCTGGCCTTTGTAAAGTTTGGGCGTTACTGTGTTGGAGCCAAAACGATCAATCCTAGCCAGTTTATGAACTGGCTGTTGAAGCATCAAAAGAAAATTGACCGTTGGGCATCTGATCAACTCTACACAGAGTATCTGACTTGGTATTTGACCATAGAAGCAGTAGATGATGCTTTGACTAGAGCCATGGAATATGCCATTGACTGGGCCGAAAAGAATGGTAGTCCCAGTCAGGACTGTGTGCGCTACGGCAATGCCAATGCTGTGTGTTATGCTATTACCACAGGCAGACTGAGCGCTTGGGTGATTTATAATTCAGAGTCCGGGCAAAAGTTTTTGAGTGAGGCCAACCAGGAGCAGTTGGCTATGATTTGGCCATATATCAATGTAGATACATGGAACAAGAAATTTGCAGACTACTCAGCTGATCAAGAATATGCTCGAGAAATACTAACCAAGGCAGGATGGTAATGGAAACAGTGATTTTTATTTTGATATTGTTGCAAATAAAGCACTGGTATGTGGACTTTGTTAATCAAAGCGATGAAGAAGTCAAACACAAAGGCACATACTTGGATCTGCGTGGAGTTGGTCACAGTTTTAAACATGGCCTGGCCACAGCGGCCATCTTGGGATTTTTCATTGTGCCAGTTTGGGCCATAATCATGGGTATCCTGGATTTTGTGTTACACTATCACATTGACTGGATCAAGATGAACTATGGTAACCCAGATATCACCACCAAGACTTTTTGGAATCACTTGGGCGCGGATCAAATGGCGCATCAGTTGGTGTATATTTTTATCGCATGGACATTGATATAATTAAAAGTATTACACACAATGAGTGCAGACATTGACTTAGACTTTGCTGACAGAGATGCTGCGTTGAAATTAATTCAGCATACACCTGCACGGCAGATTGTAGATGGCCGAGTCAGGCGTCACAATTCGGGCGTGTATGTAACAGACATTCCCTATGACCCAGTCAATGAGTGTGCAGCCATAGATTATCAAACTGCCGAAGATCGCGGATACTTCAAAATTGACTTCTTAAACATGCACGTTTACAAGTTGATTCAAAGCCCTGAGCACTATGAGCAAATGTTGGCAGCTACTCCTCCGTGGCAACGGCTGTGGCAAGATCCCCAGTGGGCCCAGCAATTGGTTCACGTTGGTAATTACACAGAGTTACTCAAACAAATGAAGCCAGATTCAATTCCCAGAATGGCTGCATTTATTTCGATTATTAGGCCAGGCAAAGCACACCTACAGAATCAGCCCTGGGCAACTGTGTTTGAGTCAGTGTGGGATGGAGATGACAGCCGTGGCTATACATTTAAAAAGGCACATGCTCTCAGCTATGCAATGTTGGTGTCATTGCACATGAACGTGCTCAATCAAGCCGTCGAACCAGCGTAATCGATTTACGCTTTGACTTTTTGCGGGCCATTTCATTGAGGCTGCACACAGGCCCATGCAGTATTTCTAGATCTTTGTTGCTGAAGGTTTTTAGATAGGGACGAAAAACTTCCCAATCTTCCTTGAGGAAAATGTTGATGGGAATGCTACGATTGCTTTCCCACCACCATATGTTTGCCTGCTCTAAAAATTGGCGTTTTAGATCTATGTCTTGTATGCTGCCAAAATCGTAGATGGTAGTTATAGCATCATCACGATTTTGCACAATGCCAACATATTCACTGTTTGCATAAACACAAAGAGTTATGAAGGGGTATTTTTCAGCCAATTTTTCGAAGATATCACTGCCCATAAATATTGTTGGAGATTTCTATGTATTCAACCACGGCGTATTTATATCAGCAGAAAACCAAAGTCTTATTGATTGACACCGGTGGTGACTACTTTACAATGAGGTATGATCCTGTGTATGCAAAAAAACTAACAATCAACAAAGGCGTGGACAACGTTATTTTGTTTGAATTTATTAACCAAGATGAAAAACCTGTAAATGTCACCGGCAGCACCTTTGTGTTTAGACTTGTGGATCAAGAGGGACAAGCATTGGTAAACGAAACAGAAATGACCATACTAAACGCACAGTTTGGTCGTGCCAAAGTTACCTTGCCCGCAGGTGTGTTAGATGCTGTGCGGGCACAACCTGCCAGTTACAGTATAACCCGACGTTCGGGTAACTTGACCGAAGCTGTGTTTGTGGACGCCCAGGCCGGTGCAAGAGCCGACGTCGACATCACTGACAGTGTATTTCCGGAATTTTTCCCCAGTGCCGAGCTTACTATTCCCACAGTGGACATGAGCGCCATGACTGGCTCCACTGCCAGCGGAACTCCTGCAACTTATCCAGACTGGGCAAGAACCCCGGGCGCAACCATAAACACTTATAGCCCTATACTCAGCACAGAATACTACAGTAGTTTTATTGTGCCCACTGCGTCTGTGACTTCGATTCAAATGGATCTTGTGGGCTACACTGGAACCATCAAAGTTCAAGCTGCTGAAAACTATCAAAGCGTATGGTATAATGTCACAGACAGTGTGCAATATCTCAACCGAACTGGCACTGTGCATATTCATGTGATTGGATATCACCCTATCCTAAGATTGGCATTCAACAACTCAGTTTACACCACTGGACTCAATGGCCAAATTGGCAATCCTGCCCAGGCCACAGCAGTCGTTTCCGATGAAGGAGTAATTGTTGGTGCCACCATTATCTACAAAGGCAACGGATATCTGGCGCCGCCCTTGATTGAATTTGTGGGCAACGGTGCAGGCGCCAGAGCCACAGCCGATGTCAATTTGGCCACAGGCGAACTCACTGCTATCAATATCATTGACGGTGGATCGGGTTATAGACCCATACCTCCCACAAACACACAGGCACAAATAGTGATTTCTACAGGAAGAGCGGAAAATATACTATATAGATAAATGCAATTTCAGAAAATCGTTGGATTTGGCGACTCATGGATCTACGGCGATGAGCTCATGGATCCCAACTATCTAGCAATCAATCCCGATGGTCACTATAGCGACGATCAAAACACTGACTACAGACTTAAAAATTGTTTTTTAGGGCAACTGGGAAAGCACTACAACGTCCCAACCGAAAATTTTGGTATTCCTGGCGGAAGTCTCGGCAGCACTATGTGGACATTTCAATGGTGGTTGGATCATGAAACTGTGCCTTTGGACCAATGTTTGGTATTGATTGGGTTGACCAACAGCGACAGGATCAGTCATTACAACCCCAGGCATCAACACTACAGCAATGATCCACCCTGGAACAAATTTGTTCACAGCACCTGGGTAAATTTTGGAAGTTCGGTTGTGCCCGATGATTATGCAACAATGATCAAATATCAAATGACCTTGACCAATTGTCGTGCATTGAATCAATTGAACTATCAACAAGCTGTGTTGTTCTTTGATGGCATTGCAGCCAGAAACAATCTCAATCTATTGCAATTCAATATCATGCCAGCTGAACGCCCTGTTGCCAACGCACCCACTTTGCCCTGGCCGGACTTTGCTTGGACACTTTGGTTTAGAGATCATCCGGGAAATCAACGAAGAGAATTGATCTGCGCCCACGGTCATCCCAACGAAATCGGACACAGTCTTATCCGAGACCGCTTGATCAATCACATTGATTTGTGTTAAACTAGCAAGATGCTAGATATCTTTGGTTACTTGCCTGCGAAGCGTAAACAAACGCCTTCGGGCTGGATCAGCTTTAACTGCCCTTGTTGCAACGAAAAGCGCAGTCGTGGCGGAATCAAAACCAATGAGCAAGGTTGGAGTTATCACTGTTTCAACTGTGGATACACTGCCAGTTTTGTGTTGGGCAGAACACTGGGATATAAAGCAACAACGTTGCTGGAACGATTTGGAGTTCCTGAACAAGAAATAAATGCACTGAATTTAGAAAGTCTGAGACATCGTAGCATACACGGCATCCTGGATGACCGTGCTCGAGTTGCCAACACTGTCGGTGACATCAAGTTTGAAGAGTCAGATGACTTTCCTCCGGCCAGCGAACTAATCACACCCGACCTGCCGCTGTATTGGAATTATCTTAGAGATAGATGTGTGCCCACAGACTTTCCAGCAATGACCACTATTCGCACCGATGGCGTTAACTGGGTTCGTCCACATGTTACAATACCTTTTACCTACGATGGAAAAGTTGTGGGATGGACAGCCAGATTCCTAGACAACAAAACACCCAAATATATCAATCATACACAACCGGGTTATGTGTTTGGCACAGAGCTACAGAACGACAGTTGGCAATGTGTAATTGTGGTCGAAGGCATATTTGATGCACTCAGCATTGACGGCCTGGCAGTAATGCATAACACAATAAGCGATGCACAGGCCAGATTGATACGCAATCTTGGACGTGAAGTTATTGTTGTTCCCGATCACGACAAAGCCGGACTTGAGTTGATTGATCGTGCCATAGAACTGGGATGGTCGGTGAGCATACCTGATTGGCCCACAGACGTCAAAGATGTTAATGATGCTGTGGTAAAGTTTGGCAAATTAGCAACTTTACTAACTATAATGCAGTCCAGAGAAACCAATAAAATTAAAATTGAGATGCGAAAAAAACAGTTAGCAAAAAAATGGTCACAATAAGAAAAATTGATTTTTTTGGAGGTGTGCATGGAAACTATCTGGAGTTAGTAGTTAACCATTGGATAGATCAAAATGTATCATACGACATTACATTGCCGCAGTTTAACAGTAATGGTGCCTGTCATCTTAAAAATGACAACGCAGACTACTGCCCTATAACAACTGCACAACACTATAGTTATTATGGTATGCAATTTAATGATACTGATCTGGTGATTCGTATAGTTCCAACGCAAGACGATTTATTGATTGCTATTACCAACAGTTTTTTACGTGCAGGAGATCAAACACTTGATCTTGAAAACTTAGAAAACAACACATATGAAAAAATGTCATCATTGCCCAAGATGGCACAGTTTGTGAATACACTGGTCACAAATCACGGATTACACGACAGCTATTCAAGAAAAGTGTTAAGAAAGTATTTTTATTCTATGTTTGATGATTACGAATATGGTTTGTCTATGTTTGTGGATTGGACTCCTGTGAAGAATTTTTATAATTTTGATTTTAGAAGATTCTTTAATTTTTCATCCTTCATACAAGGGCTCCAGGAAATTTCTAAATTTGTAAACTTAGAATTTTCACCAACCCCGCAGCTGATTGACCTGCATAAAAATTTTCTACAATTGAATCAAGGATACCACAGTGAGTTAAAGTGCAATAAAGTAGTTGAAGCAATACTGCATCAACAGTCGATGGACCTAAAATTAAATATTGTTGAAGAAGCCTGGGTTAACTACAAAATATCTAAGATGTTTAATTTATATGATGTCGTCGAGTTAGAACAAGATGTTTACCCTGCAACCACTGACATAATTTCAAAAATTTGCTTTACAAGGAAATAAGTTGTTAAAAGAATACAATATCGAAGTCCAGAAACTGTTTCTGGAAATGATGTTAGAAGACGCACAGAGTTATGTGCGTGTTCAAAACATTTACAATCCGCAAAACTTTGACAAGAGCTTGAGGCCAGCTGCTGAGTTTGTCAAGGAACACAGCGACAAGTTCAGAACCATGCCTGACAGAAATCAGATTGCAGCCGCAACTGGAGTCAAACTCGACTCAGTTCCTGAACTCAATGAAGGTCACTATGAGTGGTTCATGCAAGAGTTCGAAGGATTTACTAAACGGCAAGAACTAGAACGTGCAATTCTCAAATCAGCTGACTTGCTGGAAAAGGGCGAATTTGAGCCAGTAGAAAAACTGATCAAAGATGCTGTGCAGATCAGCTTGACCAAAGATTTGGGCACAGACTTTTGGTTAGATCCTGAGGGCATGTTTGCCAAATACTTTGACACCGGCGGTCAAGTGTCGACGGGTTGGCCACAGTTGGACCGACTGTTGTATGGTGGATTCAGTCGCGGGGAACTCAACATCTTTGCAGGCGGCTCGGGTTCAGGTAAATCGCTTGTGATGATGAACATTGCCTTGAACTGGGTGCAACAGGGACTTCATGGGGTGTATATCACTTTGGAATTGAGTGAAGAGCTCACTGGTCTACGAACAGCAGCCATGTTGACCAATATGTCAACCAAGGATATTCGCAGAGACAAAGAAACAGCCACACTCAAAATCAAACTGGTGGGCAAGAAGTCCGGTAGTTATCGCGTGAAGGCAATGCCAGCACAATCAAACATCAACGACATTCGTGCGTTCTTAAAAGAGTATCAAATTCAAACAGGACATCGTGTAGACTTTATGATGGTGGACTACTTGGACTTGTTGATGCCTGTGAGTGCCAAGGTCAGTCCCAATGACTTATTTGTTAAAGACAAGTATGTGAGTGAAGAACTGCGTAACTTGGCCAAGGAACTGGGCATCTTGCTGGTGACAGCAAGTCAGTTAAACAGATCAGCTGTGGAAGAGATTGAATTTGACCACAGTCATATTTCAGGCGGTATCTCTAAAATCAACACGGCAGACAACGTGTTCGGTATTTTTACAAGTAGGGCCATGAAAGAACGTGGCAAGTATCAGATTCAGTGTATGAAATCGCGTAGTAGCACAGGTGTTGGACAAAAGATTGATCTTGAATACAACATGGAAACCATGCGTATCACTGACGCAGGCGGCGAAGAAGAAGGCTTCAGCAAAAAGCCCACCAGTTCGTTCATGGATCAAATCAAAGCCAAGTCAAATGTAAAAAGTGAAGGCGACGACAAGTTACCAGGTGGAACACATGCCTGGGACAAGCCCCTGGCCCAATCAGATGATTCAGCCAAAGTAACTGCCGACGTTCAAAGTTCCAAACTCAAACAACTGTTGGGCAAAATAAAAACCACGTGATTGAATATGAAGACATCAGAGATGTCCACTTGGAAATCTCAAGCTTTTGTAATGCCAGTTGTCCTTGGTGCCCTCGGAATTTCTGGGGTTATCCCTATAATGGTGGATATCCTGAAACTAATCTAAGTCTTGATTCTGCACAACAGATATTTTCTCCTGAGTTTCTTAAACAACTGATTAGTATCAGGATCAATGGAAATTTTGGGGATATTGTGATGAACCCCGAAGCACCAGACATTGTCGATTATTTTTATTCAGTTAATCCAGATCTAAAAATCAGCATCAGCACCAATGGAGGTGCACGTGATAAAAAATTTTGGATACAGTTGGCACGCACTCCCGCAACGGTATTTTTTTGTCTTGATGGCCTAGAAGACACCCATCATCTTTACAGACAAAACACAGTTTGGAATACTGTGATTCGCAATGCCAAAATTTTTATCGATGCTGGGGGACAAGCTGTATGGAAAATGATTCGCTTTCAGCACAATCTGCACCAAATAGATCAGTGCAAACGACTCAGCGAAGATCTACGATTCGCAGACTTTCAGCTGGCATATGATGGTCGCGATACAGCTCCGGTATTTGATCAAAATGGACGTTTGGTTCACGTAATGGGCGACTACACAGGAGAGCGTGATTTTAAAGTTTTATTTTACAAAAAAAAGACCGATGAAGTATTACTAGAAGATGTAATTGCAGGACGCACATCGGTCGGCAGTGTAAAATGCGAAACCAAGCTTTTAAAATCCATATACATTTCTGCCACCGGTGATGTAAGTCCTTGTTGTTATACTGGGTTCTATCCTAAAACTTATGGTCGAGGACAATATCATCAAGCCGCCAATGCTCAATTGATTCCATTGATTGCAAAAAATAATGCATTAGAATACCCTTTGCGACAATGCATAGAATGGTTTGCTGGAGTTGAAGAATCCTGGCAAATTGGAGACTATAAAAAGGGTCGTTTGCTTATTTGTGATGATAACTGTGGCTCAAACCCATAAATAACAAAAAGGCCCTGAAGTCATGCAAAAGAAAACTCGCAGTTTGCTGGAAGAACTGGACTCAATGTATGTGGAACGCGACAAGCGACACATCATTGAAAATCGTGCATCCAATGTTATTGCCAGTGCAATTCGTTTGCTTGAAGAAATTGATGCCACCTACACACCAGAACAAGCAGAAAACCTACATCGCAAATTGTTGAATGCTATCAAGCTGCGTGATCCAGGAAAATTTACTAGAACAGTGAGACGCACAGATGCAAATTCATGAACTAAATCAACCAAGAAAATCACAGGTCAATGAAATCAACTGGGGTAGCATGTTTAGTTCTGCACAGTTAGGTGCAGCTCAACAAGCAGCCACGCAAGCCGCAGCAGCCAAAAACGCAGAAAAATTGGCCAATCCTAATTGGATTAGAAGAGCACTGGGCAATCCAGCTTACACTGTAGGTGGATCCGTGGCTGATCCGGTGACTCTGCCGCAGTCTTTGCAAACAGTGATGCAGAATCCGGCTGTGCAACAAATGGTCAATAATTTAAAAGCACAATGGCAAGCACAGGCACCAACTGTGGTAAATGCTGCCAGGCGCAGAGCCACAGACACTGCACCAGCAGCACCTGCTGCTTCCAGCTCTGCACCAGCGGCATCTGCCGGCGCTGCAGACACGTCAGCAGTTGATACTCAACTGCAGGACGTAGAATCAGCATTTCAACGTTGGTCTGATTCTAAATTGGCCATCAGTCGCATTAACATGGACAGTATTCGTAGCAACCCTGCATACAAACAAGCTCTCAGCGACCAACTGACCAAAGTTGCTGTTCAAAGTCTTGCTGATCCAAAATCTCCAGCGACCACACAAGCAATCAACACATATTTTAACACAGCAATTGCAGCCATACAAGCAGAAGTCAAAAACAAAGGAACTGCAACCGCACAATCTGCTTCTGCTGCTGGTAGTGCCACACCCACTGATGCAGAAATACTGACTCTAGTTCAACAGCAGGGTGTTTCATTGACCAAAGCAGAATTAGAAAAACTAGGACAAATAATGACCTCGGCCACTGGCAGCAATGTTGTTGGAAACACAGGCAATCCTGTGTTAAATGCCTTGGCTAGACTGGCAGGAATGAGAGTAACATAATGAAATTACTGGAAGGCGGAAATGTATTCAAGGATGCCAACGGTAATCCATTGACACAGCGTATCAACAAAGCTGATGTGCCTGCCACTGTTGCCTGGGTAGAAAAAGTCACAGGCCTGGATTTCACATCTGACGTGGATCCTGAAACCAAAACACCTCTCCGCTGGTTGGGATCAACTGGTAGAGCAGCAACATCTGGGGATTTGGATCTTGCAGTTGATGTCAATGAAGTAGACAAAGAACAACTGGCCGCCAAGCTCACACAGTTTATACAAAGTCAGGGCCAAGATCCACAAGAGTGGGTCAAAAAGGGCGGAGAAGTGCATCTCAGAGTGCCCATTGCTGGCAAACCTTCCAATGGATTTGTGCAAACAGATTTTATGTTTTTTTCCAACTTGGACTGGGGAGTATTTTACTACGCCGGTGGCGAAGACAGTGCCTACAAAGGCATGAATCGTAATGTGCTGATGAGCTCCATTGCCAAGCAACTGGGACTCAAAGTTGGAGCCAATGGCATGTTCAGCAGAGCTACCAATCAACTAGTGCCCAATGGCATGGATCCTGACTATGTGGCACAAACACTGTTGGGACCCACTGCCACAAGAAAGAATCTCAAAAACGTAGAAAGTATCTACGCCACATTGGCCACGGACCAGCAACGAGATGCCAAGCTGGCAGACTTCCGAGAATACTTAAAGCGCGAAGGACTTAACGAACCCATGCTGAGAGAAGACGATGTTGGGTTTCTGGGTCGACTGCGTGATAGAATTGTGAATCAAGGCATGTATGCGTTGATTGAGCATGAACAAAAACAACATCTAGCGGAAGCCAAAAATCCTCGCATACCTTATATCGAAGACCTGGTGTTTCAAAAAGGACTTGCAGGTGTTCGTGAAGCCTTGGACATTATCAAACAAACTGCTGAGAACACCAAGCAATATGCCACCATCAAGTGGGACGGTAGTCCAGCTGTGATCTTTGGGCGTAACGATGCCGGAGAATTTGTGCTCACAGACAAAGCCGGAGCCACTGCTGTGGGTTATGAAGGTCTGGCTCGTAGTCCTGAACAAATTGCCGCAATCATGGCTCAGCGTGATCAAACAGCAGCAGCCAAAGGTAACAAAGCTGATAGAGTTCAAAAGTTGTTGCCCATGTATCAAGAACTATGGCCTTACCTAGAAGCAGCCACACCCAAAAACTTTCGCGGATATTTCAAAGGAGACATGCTCTACAGTTCAACTGATCCTGTACAAGCAAACGCTGGCCTCTTGTTGTTCCAGCCCAACAAAATGGGCGGTATTCCATATAGAATTCCTGAAAACAGTCCGCTGGGACAAAAAATCAAAGACAGCAAAATTGGTCTAGCTATACACACCTACATGGATAATCCCACAGGCGTTGAACAGCCAGTCACAGATCCTGAATCCAAGTTAAAAAAAGTGCCTGGGCTCATGGTCACAGGTGCCACAGTAGACACTTTACAAAATCTCAAACTTGATAGAAAAATCATGAGCGAGTTGGCCAGTTATGCTCGTGGTGAAAATGCAAAGGCACTGCAAGGTCTTCTCAATCCTGCAGAACTGAGAGCATTACAGATCACAGACTTGCCAAGCTTGATGGAAGATTTTATCAACAGTCTTAAAGGCACAGACTATTCCAACGCAACCCCGCAGGCATTTGGCGAGTGGCTGAAGACCAAGGTCACCCCTCGCAAATATAACAACATTGTGGAATATCTACAGAGTCCTCGTAGCAATATCTTGGGCATGAGTGTTGCTTTTGCCATATGGAACAAGTTGCATGAATTAAAAATAGACCTACAGAAACAGCTGGATTTGCAACAGCCGGGACAGGAAGGCTGGGTGTTTAGCACCCCTGCAGGCCGTGCCAAGGTTGTGAGCAGAACCGCAGGCGGCTTTGCAGATCCTGCCCGTAAAGCCGCAGCTACGAAGTAATTTTTTGCCGTTTGGATAAATAAAAGTAGGCCCAATGAGGCCACTTACTTAGGAGATTTATTATGGCATTTTTCGCTCGCGCTAATGGTGATGCACAACCAGTATTTGCACTAGACACCCAGAACGGTCCTATTGCACCTTCAACATCCACAGCTGGTTCACCAGTTCAACCTCAAGGTCCAAAACTTGAGTTCTTCCGTTTCGTTGCTGCCAATACCATGGCTGCTCAACAAGGTGTAAATGGTTTTGTTTCTAACGCTCTACAAGCTATTCAGCAAACAACCACAGTTGCTATGTATCAAGTTGACGGCACCGCTCTAAGCGTTGCTGTTTACCCAGTTGGCGCATTTGCCAACACCACAGTTGCTTTGGCTGCTGCCAACGTGGCTGGTGTTGTTGGAACCAACCAGTTCAGCTCTTGCACCAACGCTGGCTTCAAGCTATCGACCTAATCAAATCATATTTGATGCAACAAACCCCGGAATTTCCGGGGTTTTTTGTTGGCGGTTAAATATCGTGCATCATGCAGATACAGTGCCGCACAATCTTTGACATCACAGAAACTGGAATCACAGGTCACTACAAGCCTCAGCGAGTTCCGTTTCTTGATCTTGCGGGTCACAATATTGTGGATCAATCCAGCTGGGACAGAGCTAGAAACCAACAAAGAAATTTGGAAACCATTGTTCAACTGCTGCAACTACGAACACAGATATTCGACGTTTCCACACCAGTAAACCACAACAATTATTGGAATTTTTCATTTGCAGTGGAGTTTGAAGGCATATATCAACAGGATCAAGATCCGTTTGGCATACTCAAACAAGACTGTGAAGGTGTTCCTATGTTGACAGGCCTGGATGAAAAATTTGTTACCAATTTATTTTTGACCTCAGACGGCAGTCAACAGAACATTTGGTTCGACGTTGTAACGGTAAATAACTGATCATGAGTGACACCACCGAAATTGAAAAAAAGAGCCTGGAAGCTCATGTTGAGTTATGTGCTCAACGCTACAAGTTTCTAGAAGAAAAACTAGAAACAATGGACGCAAAAATTGTCTCCGTGGCTGACACAGTGACCACAGTGAAAAACTGCATTGAAAAAATGTCCGACAAAAGCAATGATCGTCTCCTGGCCTGGGGCGTGGGCATCATTGGATTTTTGACAGCTGTCATCGGTTATCTACTAGTAACATATGTGTTCAAATGATTAGAGATCAAGATTTCGAGCGTTTGATTCGCGTGGAGTTTCGGGATATTTTGCCCAGCTTAATTTGGCAAAATGATCAAGGCGATTACGAAGCATTTGGTCGATATAGAATTGTTCCCCAGAAATTCGGATACAAAGTATTCATCAACGATCAAAGTCAGGGATTTTTTCACAGCACACGCACAGCCATAAGTTGGTGTGTGGCCGACAAATATCAACAATACAATTTGGCTCGGGATCTGTTGAATCTGGACAACATGTTGGAAAACATCAAAAACGACATATTTGTTCGTGCAGGTGTGGCCAACAAAAGTCGTGACCCGGTGCTGAAAGAAAACATAGAAATCAAACTGGAACTGAAAATTCTGCACAAAAAAGATATCGAAACTCAATTGAACAAATGTTTAAATTGGGCTAAATACCTACAGCAAAAAGGATTCGAAAATGAAACTGCAAGATCTGGCCACGCCACAACAATCAAAACAAACCGCTCGTGTGTTTGAAAGTTTTTTTGGTCAAAACATTAGATTTGATAATCTGAGTCGCAAGCAGACTCGCAACATGCTGAATCGCGTGCGCGGCCTAATACAAGAACAACGTCGCCAACCTGATTTTCATCGCAGCGAGAAAAATTCTGCTTACTTGAAGCTCATGGTCATGGAACAAGGACTGGCAGCCAGAATGCGTGAAACTGAAGTTTTGCGTGAAGCCAGCGAAGTTCAACAAGCTCAAGTTGTGCTGGCAGCACAAGACATGGTAGACAAGATGCAGAAGATGTTGGAAGAAATCACTGCCATGCAGTTCAAAGATCTTCCTGCACTGGTTGACTCTATCAAGAACGAAGTTGGCCAACAACAGGCCAACCAATTCAATGCTGATGCCACTGCTGCACTCAGCGGTCTGGTGCAAAATCTACAAGCTGGCAAACAGCAGATGGATGCTGCCCTGGGAGTTGTCACAGGCGAACCTGCTGCCATGGACACTGGCATGATGCCTGGAGCTGATGCTGGCGCTGTTGCAGATATGGATGCAGCAGGCGCAGATCTCGATGCCGCTGCCGCAGACCTTGACGCAGCCGCTGGTGCAGCAGGTGCCGAAGAACCTGCTGGCGCCGCTGCTGACCTGGGTCGTGAGCGCAGATAATGCTGATTCGTGAATTTGAAGACGGCACGGCCAACACTAGAAAATTAGCCGCCCTGGTTGATTTTCTTGCTGGTCGCGCCGAAGATCAAAACGCACGAAAAGAAATCAGCAAACAAGCATTTATCAATGCAGCTAAAAACATTGGCGTCAATATCAATGACCAGATGCTGGACGAGTTGGTGCTCAAAGAGCCGCTCAAAAACATACTGGAACCAGTTCAACCAAATTCGGATGTCATACGCTATCGCGGCAATCAAGAAGTCAACACTGCAATGTCAGTGGACACTGCACAAGACATCGTAAACAAAAACGCCAAAGCCGCAATGAAACGCGGAATGAACAAATAATCAGACTGAGTAAACCAAAGGTTGACCTCAGGCGTTAAATATAGTATAATCCAAACAAGGAGAATACCATGAAACGATTTGCAATCGTGTTTGCATTGTTTGCGTCTGCTGGTGCCATGGCCCAATACAACAATTATGGCACTGTGGAAATTGTGAGAATTGAACCACGCATGATTACCACATATCAACAGCAGTGTCGAGAAGTGTCTGTTCAAACTCCTGCCACTTCGGGCAATGCAGCAGGTGGAGTTCTGGGAGCCATTGCAGGAGCTGCAATTGGCAATCAAATCGGCAGTGGTTCAGGACGTGACATTGCCACTGTGGTGGGTGGTGTGGTGGGTTATCAAGCCGGTCGTGGCGAGTCGCAGCCCGGCGGAATCAGTTATCGCACAGTGTGTGATTCGGTGCCGGTCACAGTGCAGCGTGGTGAAACAGTGACTTTTAGATATCGAGGCCGAATGTTTAGTCAAACTTTCGATTAACAAAGGAACAATATGGCATATTCGGAAAAAGTTGTGGAACATTATGAAAACCCACGCAACGTGGGTAGTTTTGCCAAGGATGACCCCGATGTGGGCACTGGCATGGTCGGCGCACCGGCATGCGGTGACGTAATGAAATTACAAATTCGGGTAGAAGATGGCATCATCACAGACGCAAGATTCAAAACCTACGGTTGCGGTAGTGCAATCGCGAGTTCCTCTCTTGTTACCGAGTGGGTTAAAGGCAAGACGCTGGACGAGGCCGCAGCTCTTAAAAATAGCCAAATTGCTGAAGAACTTGCCCTGCCCCCAGTCAAAATCCATTGTTCAATCCTTGCTTCTGACGCCATCGCCGCTGCAATCAAAGACTATAAAGAAAAACACGAGCAAACATAGAGCAAATAACTTTGATAAATAAAGTTATGAAAAATCTATGTAACTGTGGTTGTGGTATTTCTCTAAGAAAAGATAACAAAACCGGATATCAAAAAGGACACAAGCCTTGTCCTGTATGCGGGACACTTGTTAAAGAGTCTGGAATAGAATGCTGTTCAAAATCTTGTTCAGCAAAGTTGCATTGGCAGCGAAATCCAGATATGAAAGAGTCACGAATATGGAATGCTGATCGGTATGCGACTCGAGAAAAAAATAGGGACACCTGGACTAAAAAGTTGTCCGATTCATGCAAAGGCAGAATACCTTGGAATAAAAATACACAAGGATTACAAACGGCCTGGAACAAAAACTTACCAGCCAATCAACAACCGTTTTACGGTAAAACTCATGATGCAGAATATTATCAAAAACGAGATAAAACTGTTTTTGAAAAATACGGCGTTATCTGTGCCCTTGAATTAGCAAAAACATCTCCAAGAAGTAAAAAAGAAAAACTTTTAGAAAATGTGTTAGTTGGATATCAAACAGACAAGCGAATAGGTAGATACAAACCTGATTACATAAATGAAACCACAAAACACATAGTTGAAGTTTATGGCGATTATTGGCATTGTAATCCAACTGTATTCAAAGAAGATTTTTATCATCCCCAGTTAAAGAAAACTGCTAGAGAAAAATGGCAATTGGATTCTGACAGACAAACATACCTGGAATCACTGGGATACAATGTTACTGTTGTTTGGGAAAGTAAATTGGAAGAATTTATAAAACAATATGATAACGTTCACTGACACCGCCCGAAACAAAATTGTCAAACTAATTGCAGCCAAGGGCTATGCAGGTATTCGGCTGGGCGTTCGAACCACAGGTTGCAGTGGACTCGCATATGTGTTAGAATATGTGAACAAATATACACCTGAGCCAGGCTGCATCAACTATAGTCAGCCCGGATTTGTTGTGTTGGTAGATCAACGTCACGATGTGTATTTGCAAGGCATGATTGTGGATTATGTGAGACAAGGCCTCAACGAAGGTTTTGAATTTCGCAATCCCAACGAACGTGATCGCTGTGGCTGCGGAGAAAGTTTTAGAGTTTAATGAACAATGAAATCATTATCAAAAGTCTGATTTACTTGTGGACCAGAAGACAATTTAACGAAATTTTTGTTTTTTGGCCGCACACTGCCTGGCAGGATATTGCCCAAGCTATTAAAAACTGTCCTCAGGGAATTTTCATTATCATCGGATATGATTACCCGCCGAAGGAACAATATCATTATCTTGATCATTGGTTAACTAGTAATAACATCACTGGTACCTTTTTTTTGTTAAACGAAGATTTTTTACAACCAATCGAGATAACAAAAAATCTAAGATCTATTGTGCCAGTTGGCTTATGCGTTAATACGATTTCAAACATTGCTTATCTCATTGATTTAAAATACAAAATAAAAGAAGAATTTGTAATCAACAACGATTCAACACCCGGGCAATGGTTATGTCTTACTAGGACTATTAGAAACCACCGTCAGATAGTAAAAGAAAATTGGATTGATAGATATCCTGATGACTTTGTGTTCAGTTTTGGTTCAGATAAATTTTTTGGAGAAATAGACTTTTACAACACTATTCCCAATTGTAGCCCAGAGATAGCCAATGGATTAAACTTTTTTTCATTGAAGGATGTTTATAATTCAGCTTGCGGAAGCATTGTATTAGAAACATGTGCAATTACACCAATAACCGAAAAAACTATACATGCAATCTTGGCCCTACATCCTTTTATGTTGATTGCAAATCCGGGCACAATAGAATACCTTAGATCTCAAGGATTTGATGTGTTCGACGATATAATAAATCATCGTTACGACAATATCGATAACATTCATAGTCGAATTGACTGCATGTTCACTGACAATTTACATCTGATTAAAAATAAAATTGATAGAAGTCAGATTCTGACAAGATTATTAAAAAATCAAAAGAGAGTTTGGCACTATTACGACAATCAATTACAACACTTTGAAAAAACTCTACTACATTATCTTAAATAATTTTATTAAACAATGAAACAAAAATACATTGACCTATACATGGACTGGGCTCGGCGCACTGCTGAACTCAGTCATGCTCGTCGCCTGCAGGTAGGTGCGGTGATTGTCAAAGACGACACTGTGATCAGCTACGGCTACAATGGCATGCCCGCAGGTTGGGACAACAACTGCGAAGATGAAGTTTACCAACAAGACGGAACTGCAGGGCTGAAAACCAAACTCGAGGTCCTTCATGCTGAATCAAATTCTATTGCAAAACTGGCGAAATCTACTAACAGTGGCCTGGATGCTGATATCTTTATTACTCATGCTCCCTGTTTGGATTGTGCAAAACTGATCTATCAAGCAGGAATTCGTCGAGTGTATTTTGGTCAAGCATACAGAGACAACGCAGGCATTGAATTCTTGGAAAAATCTGGCATCACAGTAAACAAATTATGATCACTCAACGTTACAATTACGCACCACTTGACCGCACCACCATTGATGGCAAACGCCATTATTGTTTGCCCGATGGATCTAAGGTGCCCAGTGTCACAACCATTCTTGACAAAACCAAACCCAGGGAAAAGGTGGAAGCTTTGGCCAACTGGAAAAAGCGTGTGGGCGAAGTCAAGGCTCAAGAAATCACCACAGAAGCTGCTAACCGTGGAACACGAATGCATGCTTACTTGGAAGAATATGTATTAAAAGGGGACATGAAGCCATTGCCTAACAATCCCTTTGCACACCCAAGCTGGTTCATGGCTGCTGAAGTAATCCTCAAAGGTCTCCAGCATGTAGACGAATTTTGGGGTGTAGAAGTCCCATTGTATTACAGTGGGTTATATGCAGGGACAACAGACTTGATTGGTATGTGGAAGGGTCGGCCTGCTATCATGGACTTTAAACAAACCAACCGTCCCAAAAAGCGTGAGTGGATCGAAGACTATTTTTTGCAGTTAGCAGCGTATGCAGCAGCTCACAATGAAATACATGGAACCACTATTGATCAAGGTGTTATTTTAATGGCGTGCCAACCCAAACAGCTAGAAGACGGCAGCTATACCACCCCAGAATACATGGAGTTCGAAGTCAATCCTGATGAGTTTGCGCATTGGGCCAATGAGTGGATGAAACGAGTAGAGCTATACTACTTGACACGCTAAATATGTGATAGATCAAGGACTATCACAGTGGCTATTGTTCAAATTTCAAGAATTACAAACCGCAAAGGTTTACAACAAGATTTACCTCAGCTTGCCGGTGCAGAATTGGGCTGGAGCATCGATGAACGTCGCTTGTTCATAGGCAACGGCACACTGGAAGAAGGTGCCCCAGTTGTTGGCAACACAGAAATTCTCACAGAATTCTCCGACATATTGGCATTTCAAACCACCTATACCTACAAAGGTGAAGCAGCTGGTTACGTAGTTCAAACTGGTCCCACGCCCGGAACCCCAGTCAGCCAAAGTCTACAATCTTGGCTAGACCAGTATGCCAGTGTCAAAGACTTTGGCGCAGTAGGCGACGGAGTCACTGATGACACCGATGCCATTAATCGCGCACTGTATCAACTATTTTGCAGAGAAGTCAACCCGCAGATACGAAGAAGCTTGTTTTTCCCTGCTGGTGTTTACAAAGTCAATGCAACCATTGTGATTCCTCCATTTGCTACCTTGTATGGCGAAGGCAAAGATAACTCTGTGATTTCCATGACCCCGGGTGATGACAGCGCACTGCGAGCTTATGTGGCCAGAACCGGCGACAGCCTGCAGCAGACTGGTGCTAACATTGGCAACAATGGAGCCATTGTTCCACAGTATGTGACTGTTAGAGACATGGGATTTGAAACACTGGATAATGCAGTGGATGTATTTTTAGTAGACAGTGCAGTCAACTGCTCATTTGTTGATGTTAACTTCATGGGACCATTGACTACGGCAGATCTTGACACTGATGCAGACAATATTGCTGGTGTGAGATTCAACAGTTCTGCTTCGTTGATATGCCAGTCGATAACATTTGATCAGTGCACATTCACTGGCACAACCTACGGCATCAACACCGATGAACAAATACAGGGTATCACAGTCAGCAACAGCAAATTTGATACTTTGTTCAAGGGTGTTGTGCTAGGAGATGTGGCACCTGTCTCGGGCGGTGCCACTGGATTTAGAGTATTGCACAATTTTTTCAACAACATTTATGCCCAAGGTGTGATATTCGGTGCTATTGAGCTCAATGCCACTGGACACAATATTTTCTATGATGTTGGAAACCACTTCGATGGTGTGACAAATCCTGCTACCTCTATAATCTCTGTTGAAAATTCAAACAATGTCTGTATTGCTGACATGTTTGAAAGAACCGCTGTATATTCTGATACCTACCCAAGAATAGATCTTTTTAATCAGGCCAGTATTGGCATGGTCAGTGGAAGCATCATTGACATTGGGCCCAACGCCATTGAAGCACAGGCCGAGCAGACATTGGTCAACAATACCGTCAATCAAACTTTTTATACATTTAGTATCTTGATTTTTAGATCAGTGACAATTAACTACAGCATTGTTAGAGATACTGGTATAAGACAAGGATCTTTAAAAATTGTTCCCACCGGTGGCGGAACACTGACCTATGATGATGACTATTCGGAAAATTTATCAACAGGTGTAACATTTTCAGTATCTCAATCCACCAACCAGGTTGATGTTAAATATACTACCAGCAACACAGGCATCGATGGAACAATTGTGTTTTCAGTATCTGCTTTCCGAATTTAATGTGGCCACACACCTTTCAGCTTAGGCTTGACGCCTGGGCCGACCTACGTCATCAACTACAAAATCAGCCGGCACACACTGCACTGACCCAAATCAATTCCTGGTGGTTTCGCTGCCCCTGGCGACCTTACCATTTACACTGGGATGATCAAGACACTTGGCCCGATCCCTGGGAACTTTTGAGCGACAATATCTATTGTGATGTTGCAAGAGGGCTAGGAATACTGTATACTATAAGTTTGCTGGACCATGCAGATTTGACAGATGCAGAGCTGATTTTGACACAGCAAGGGCACAATTTAGTCCTAGTAGGCCAAAGAAAATATATACTGAATTGGGACAGAGACACCATCGTAAATACCAACCACGAGTTAGAAATTAAACAGCATTTGACTCAAAAACAAGTGCAACAAAAATACAATTAAGAGTAAACAATGACGCAGATTACAGTGGTAAAGAGAAACGGCCAGCGAGAGCCGTTGCATATTGAAAAATGGCAGAATCAGGTAGCCAAGGTCTGTAAAGGAATAGCTGATGTAAGTCAGTCAATGATAGAAATCAAAGCCCAACTACATTTTTACGACGGTATTACCACAAAAGAAATCGACGGTATCTCACTGAGAGCTATTGTGGACTTAATCGATGTGGAATCCAATCCCGATGTTGGTCATACCAACTATCAATATGTAGCAGGCAAGCAACGTCTCAGCATGTTGCGCAAAGATGTGTATGGTAGCTACGAGCCCCCGAGTCTGTATGAAATTGTCAAACGCAACGTTGCAGTAGGACTTTATACTGCTGAACTTCTAGAATGGTATTCAGAAGAAGACTGGAACCGCATGAATGACATGATCGATCATTCCAAGGATGAACAATACAGTTATGCTGCTATCGAGCAGCTGATTGAAAAATATTTGGTGCGCAACAGAGCCACCAAGGAAATCTTTGAAACACCTCAGGTGCGATACATGATTGCTGCGGCCACTGTGTTCCATCGAGAGGAACCCAATAGTGCGAGACTGCGCTATATCAAGGAGTATTACAATGCAGCTTCTGACGGTCTATTTACTCTCGCAACTCCTGTTCTTGCTGGGCTTGGCACTCCCACTAAGCAATTCAGTAGTTGTGTGCTCATTCGTAGTGATGATGATCTTGACTCCATTTTTGCTAGTGGCGAAATGATGGCCAAGTATGCCAGCAAACGTGCTGGTATTGGTTTAGAGATTGGTCGACTACGTCCATTGGGTAGTCCTATTCGTGGTGGCGAAATCATGCACACTGGCATGATTCCCTTCTTAAAGAAATGGTTTGGCGATCTACGCTCATGTTCACAAGGTGGTATTCGCAATGCTTCGGCTACAGTTTTTTATCCAATCTGGCATCATCAATTCGATGATCTTATTGTGCTCAAGAACAATCAAGGAACCGAAGAAACACGAGTCCGACACATGGATTACGGTGTGGTCCTATCTGCTTTCTTTTGGCGTAGATTTAAAAACAAAGAGCATATCACTTTCTTTGACCCCAATGAAGTTCCTGACCTATATGAAGCCTTCTACCGAGACACTGCTCTTTTTGAGGATCTCTATGTCCGCTATGAAGCTAGATCTGACCTCCGGAAGAAAACTATGTCTGCAGAAGAAGTTTTCAAATCTGGCATCCTTAAGGAGAGAACAGACACTGGTCGTATCTATCTAGTGTTCATTGACAACGTGATGAACCAGGGTCCGTTTGACCCCGAGTATCATACCATTTACCAGAGTAATCTTTGCTGTGAAATTCTCTTACCTACAAAGCCTTTCAAGCGACTTGACGATGCTGAGGGCAGGATCGCCTTATGCACCCTTGGTAGTATCAACTGGGGTGCGTTCCGCCATCCTGAGGACATGCGTCGTGCTTGCCGTATTCTTCAAAGAAGCTTGTGCAACATCCTTGACTACCAAGACTTCTTATCAATCCAGAGTCGACTATCCAACGAAGAAATACAACCACTGGGCATCGGCGTTACTAACCTTGCTTACTGGCATGCACGTCGAAATCTCAGCTACGGTGATGCGGATGCTCTATCGGAGGTCAAGTCGTGGATGGAGCACCAAGCATACTACCTCACCGAAGCAACTGTGGAGTTGGCTAAAGAACGTGGTCGTTGCAAAGATTCGGACCGAACCTGGTATGGTCAGGGTATCTTTCCTTGGGAACGACGTGCCGCTGGAGTCAACGAACTCACGGACTTTTCACCTGAGTTGAACTGGGAAGCACTTCGTGGGGAAATAAAAACTCACGGGGTTCGTAATGCCACGCTGATGGCCATTGCTCCAGTTGAGTCCAGTTCAGTGGTAATTAATTCTACCAATGGCATCGAAATGCCCATGAGCCTGATCACTGTCAAAGAATCTAAGGCTGGAAGTTTCACACAGGTAGTTCCTGAATATCACAAGTTAAAAAACAAATATCAGTTGATGTGGGATCAAGCCAACTGCGAAGGCTATATCAAAACAGCAGCAGTGCTGCAAGTCTACGTGGATCAGTCAATCTCTACCAACACATTCTACAACCCTGCGCATTTCGCAGATCGCAAGGTTCCTACCACATTGATTGCTCGCAACCTCATGCTGGCGCATCACTGGGGTATTAAAACATTCTATTACAGTTTGATCAACAAACAAGGTTCTAAACAAAAAGATGAAGTGGCAATGCCAGTCTTGGAAGAAGTCGACCTTGACGATGCCGACTGTGAAGCTTGCAAACTCTAAGAATCAAAATGAAAAAGCGTAATTATACACCGGAAACAGTTCGTCGCCTGCAAGGCAGTGTTCAAGTTGAGCATACATTAGCACGTCGTGGTGCACACAAACTACGCGAACTGTTGGCCAATGAACCGTATATCAACACTCTCGGAGCCTACAATGGCCAACAGGCTGTGCAACACGCCAAGGCCGGACTCAAGGCCATTTATCTATCAGGATGGCAAGTGGCTGCTGCCAACAACACACAAAACACAACCTACCCTGATCAGAGTTTGTATCCTGTGGACTCGGTGCCACGTGTGGTCAAAGGTATCAACAATGCTTTCCGGCGCGCTGATCAGATCGAACACAGTGAAGGCGAAGTTACTACAGATTACTTCCTGCCTATTGTGGCCGATGCCGAAGCTGGTTTCGGAGGTGCACTGAATGCCTACGAACTAATGAGTCACATGATTGAAGCAGGTGCAGCAGGAGTTCACTTTGAAGATCAATTGGCGTCGGAAAAGAAATGCGGACATCTGGGTGGCAAAGTTCTTGTGCCCACCAGCCAAATGATTCGCACACTGAACGCCGCACGTTTAGCCGCAGACGTAGCAGGGGTTGACACAGTTATCATGGCCCGCACCGATGCAGAAGCTGCCACACTAATCACATCAGACCATGATCCACTAGACAAGGACTTTATCATCAATGAACGCACAGAAGAAGGATTTTATAAATTCCGCAATGGAATTGACGCTTGTATCGCTCGTGGCCTTGCTTATGCCCCTTACGCTGATCTACTTTGGTTTGAAACTTCAACCCCCGATATCCAACAAGCCAAACAATTTGCAGACGCAATTCACGCCCAATACCCAGACCAGCTGCTGGCCTATAACTGCTCACCCAGTTTCAACTGGCGCAAATTTTTGTCTGAAGAAGAATGTGAAACATTCCAGCGAGAACTTGGCGAATTAGGCTACCGGTTCCAGTTCATTACATTGGCAGGTTTTCACAGCGTTAACTTGGCCACATTTGAACTTGCTGAAGCCTATCGCGAACGTGGCATGGCTGGCTACGCAGAAATGCAGGAGCGCGAGTTTGCAGCTCAAGAGCGTGGGTTCACCACAGTCAAACATCAACGTGAAGTTGGCGTGGGATATTTTGACTTGATCAGTGAAGCTGTTGGTGCTACAAGCACAGTGGCCAACAAGCACAGCACCGAAGCACATCAATTTTAATGACTGACCACGAAGCATACAGTTTATATCCTAGAGACAATATCTGGTATAATAAACTGTATCTTGCAGAAAGATTGGGTTATAACGCAGGTTACGGGTTGATCCCTCATGATGGTGAGTTTGTTATCAAACCAACAATTAATTTACATGGTTGTGGTATAGGAGCCAAGATTGGTTATTATAAAAGAAATGACCCAGTGCCACATGAATATTTTTGGAGTGAAGTTTTTACTGGTAGACACATCACTATAGACTACAGTAAAATCAACGGTCATTGGCACCAAGGACATACTTTTGAAGGACTCAAAGACGATCAAGATGATTTGTTAAAATTTAGTTTGTGGCGTAGAGTAGAATATCCTTATGTTCTTCCTGAAATTTTTAATGACATACACAGTGAAAATTTAAATATAGAAATAATAGGTGATAAGATCATTGAGGTTCACTTGCGACACAATACAGATCCAGTTGAACATGATTGTTTTATTCCTATATGGAGCAACGAACAAAAATGTCCAACGGGCTATGTGAGAATCGATGATCTTGAACAGCATCCTGGCCGGCTAGGATTTTTTATAAGGGAAGAACATGAGTAAAGAACAATACAATTTAAAATCAAAAACAGACTATTTGAATCGCAAAATGTTTTTAGATCCAGCTGGTCCTGTGACCATTCAGCGATTCGAAGAAGTCAAATACAACAAGCTGGCCAAGTTTGAGCAAGAGGCACGTGGCTTTTTCTGGGTGCCTGAAGAAATCAGTCTCACCAAAGACGCACAGGATTTCAAGGAAGCATCAGACACAGTAAAGCATATCTTTACCAGCAATCTGTTACGCCAAACAGCGTTAGACAGTTTACAAGGTCGTGGCCCAAGCCAAATCTTTACTCCAGTTGTAAGTCTTCCAGAACTAGAAGCCTTGGTCTACAACTGGACATTCTTTGAAACCAACATCCACAGTCGCAGTTACAGTCACATTATTCGAAACATTTATAATGTGCCTAAAGAAGTATTCAATACCATCCACGATACCAAAGAGATTGTGGACATGGCTTCTAGCGTGGGCAATTATTACGACAAACTACATCTGATCAACTGTGTGATTGAAACAGGCGAAAAAATTGATGAGGAAAAACATATCCGGGCCATTTGGATGGCACTGAATGCCAGTTATGCATTAGAAGCGTTCCGTTTCATGGTCAGCTTTGCTACCAGTCTAGCCATGGTGGAAAACAAGATCTTTATCGGCAACGGCAACATCATCAGTCTTATTTTACAGGACGAAATCTTGCACAAGGATTGGACTGCCTGGATGATCAATCAAGTGATCAAGGAAGATCCACGTTTTGCACGAGTCAAGCAAGAGTGCGAAGCCGAAGTATATCAAATGTATCTGGATGTGATCCGTGAAGAAAAGGCCTGGGCCGACTATCTGTTCAAGCATGGTCCAGTGATTGGTCTCAATGCACAGATTCTCAAAGATTTTGTTGATTATACAGCCGCTGCTGCCCTCAAAGAGATTGGTATCAAATATCAAAGTCCTGCCCCAAAGTCTACTCCAATCCCTTGGTTCAACAAGCATGTCAACACCAGCAACAAACAAACTGCACTGCAGGAGAGCGAATCAACTAATTATGTTATTGGTGTGATGAGTGACAATCTCGACTACGACGCACTACCACAACTATAAGGAGAACAAAATGAAAGCTATTGTATGGTCAAAATATCACTGCCCTTTTTGTGATCAAGCCAAGGCCTTGCTCAAGCAAAAAGGCATTGAGTTTGAAGAAAGAAAGATCGGCGATGGATTTACCAAAGAGGATCTACTGGAAGCAGTGCCTACAGCACGAACAGTGCCACAAATCTTTCTCGATGATAAACTCATAGGCGGGTTCACCGAACTCAAACAACATTTAACAGAAAGCGCATAAATGCAACTCACAGCAGAACCAGGACAAGTTTATACCTTTAAATTAAACAGCGGAGAAGAACTCATTGCCAAAGTCAAACAGGCTGGCGGCGATTGGATTGAAATTGAGAATCCAGTCAGCGTGGCACCTGGCCCCCAAGGTATGGGACTAGTGCCGTCGATGTTTACCGCAGGTATTGACGCAGAAATCAAGCTAAATACTGCAAGTGTATCCATATACGCATTGACAGAAGATGCTGTAAAAATGAAATACATCGAAGCTACAACTGGAATTCGAGTTCCAGACAAAAAAATCATAATGGGGTAAGGAGTATATCATGGCAGCACCAATGCAACGTGTAGGCGACTTCAACAGCGGCGGCGGCATAATTGTCAGCGGTGGTCACCGCAATGTGTTGGTCAACGGAAGACCTGCTGCTACTCCTTTTGCTGTAGTAACTCCGCATATAGGTTGCGGCAAGAAAAATCTGAAAAGTCTGCTGCACTGTCTTGCTCTAACTTTGCCAGGTTCATCTACTGTAAAAATCAATGGCGAACCGGTGATAGTAACCGGGGTTCCGGATACTTGTGGGCATAGTAGAGCAGGCGGAAGCCCCAATGTTGTATCTGCTGGCGGCGCAGGATTGATTGGTCAAGCCCTTAGCCTTTATAACACTGTATCAAGCCTTCAAAATCTTGCTAGCCGCTTGTCAGCAGGACCTCTGGATATTCAACCCGGTGAAGGCCTATAATGACATTTGGAACTCTAAGTTCAGTTAATTTAATTGCAGGTGCTGGCATTCTTGGCAATGTGGGCGGCGTGCCAATTTCTGCCAACTCTGCGGTAATAAACAGCATAGACACTTATTTTGCTATCCCGGCAGTAACACAATTTGCCAATGTCAAATTCACTGGAGCAAGTGTGTTAACTGCCAACACTGCTGCGGCAGAACTCTATAATCTAGCAGCCAATGTTTTTCCTGCCCTCACCGACGCAGTTCCTGTTTCATACATCAGCAACATTGGTAACACCCCGGTGGGCGGTTTTACCGAAGTAACACTCAATGAAATAAACAACATTTTGGGCAATGGCGATATTGGTATATTTGAACAGGTTTTTGCCTCAGCAGATGCTTTTCGCTTCAGCTCAAATCAACTCATTGACAGTGCAGTCAACGCCAACAACGCATCAGCTGACGCAACTTTTATCAGTCAAGATGCGACTATGACCGGAGGAATGAGTCAAATAAGCCAGGCTTTTCTGGCATTTGGACTAGATCTGCTTGCGTTGGGTCAGTCCATTGATCTCAATAATTTACCTAATATAGGTAGTCCAGAAGCACTGTTAAGACAAATCTATACCAGTTCCAATGGTGTGCCTGAACTCACAACTGCTTTGACTCAGGCCGGTATTGATCAATTTTTGCTCAGCAATCTCGGTAGCATTAACATGACCGACGAGCAACAAAAAATTGCGTTTGAAGTCATGACCAAAATCACCAGACAGCCCTTGGTGCAAATTTTAAGACTGTTGAGAGTAACCACCACTGGAATTGTTAATTTGGCCGATTTGTTGAATCCTGTAAAAGCCTTTCCTCGAAGCTTTAACACTTTGACAGCACCTACTGCCAATGGACTGCGTGCTGTTTATATCAATAGCTCGGGTGCTGTGAACACCAACTTAGAAACTGAATTACCCACAAATGTTTTGGTGCCACTACAGGGTTACAGCATCACCAGAAATACCTACAGTCAGCTCAAAAAAATCATTCCCCCAGACTGGGCTCTGGCCAACAAAGCATTGCAGGCTGGCCTGCAACAAGTAAAGTCGATCTTTAATGCTGACTTAACTGCATTGAGCGCAGCCACAGGAAATTTAGAAACCAACAAAGGACTGGATCTTATCAATGCACTGACCAGTCCACTGCCTCCTGAAGTGGTTGCGTTTTATGAAAATACCTTTGTTTCGGGCTCCGGAAAAAACGGCACAGTGTTGTTGGCAGATGTCATTGGCAGTGCCGCAGGTTGGGTAGTGACCGCAAACATTTCCACAACAAGTTCCATAATATCCAGTCTTGACAGTGCGGGTGCACTCAACAGTCTGACCAATGGCACCAATGGTGTCTACACTGTGATGCAAAACACTCTGGATGGATTATATGGCACAGGCAACAGTGTGGTTATTCCTGGTGGTCTCCCAGCAGCTGGAACGTATGGCAGTCTTGATGACGCATTTACAGGCCCGGGCGCACCAGGAACTGGTCTTATTCCAGCAGCCTATTCGGCCATTGCTGTAATTGTCAGTAACAATGCCAACTCAGTGGCCAATGCTGACTCGGCCTGGAGCAATGCTGCTGCACAAATATCAGGCGAATTTATTTTTCAGAGTCAGGCCGGGCTAGAATTTGCCAACTTGATTCCCAATCAGCAGCCCACTGGATTAGTCAACAATTTGTCATCCTACGGACTTGACACCGAAGTTGGCGGCCCTGCATTCATACTGGAATCAGTGGCCAACACAGCAACATTGGGTGGCCAAGCCATTGTATCTACCATGCGTGAAGCTCGCAATCAAATTCGTTTGCAAAGTGCCGGAGTGCAAACAGAAATTGTTGTGAGTGATATAGTGCCGCAGCCTCAAGCAACATTGAGCTCTGGGCAATACACTGTGGCAGAAGCAGTGAATCAAAAAATCATTTGACAAAATAACCCGTTTTCTTGCAGTAATACTTGGGTATTACAAAAAAAGTAATACCCAAGTATTACAATATTCGAGTTGACCAAAAAATCAATTTCGGCTATAATACATGTATGGAAATTAAAAAAGCAGCCCGCAAGCGCCGTCGGGACACCAAACATGCAATCTACGTGATCACTAATCTGATCACTCAAGAACAATACGTCGGCATCACTGTTTGTGGTCAGCAGGTTCAACGAGCGCTGCGAGTTCGAATCCAAAAGCACATCCGCCGAGCTGTGACCGAAAACAAGGATTGGGGTCTGTGCTCTAGCATCCGTGAACACGGTGTTTCGGCATTCACTTATGGGGTGATCGAGTTTGTGCGTGGCCGCCGCCCTGCCCATGCTCGTGAGCGTGAATTGATCCGCGAATTCAATCCTGCTCTGAACACTCGTTGACCCGCTTGACCAAAAATTCAGCATCTGCTATAATACCACACATAGACAACAAGGAGTTGAAATGACAAACACTGTTGAATTTGAAGGCACTGTTTACGATCGGCGTCACGGTGGTGCGTTTGATCGTGGTTCCGCTGACAGCTACTACGATCGTCCGTTTAGTCCTCATCTTTATGTGGGCAATACTGGCACCAGCCAGCTGCTGCGAGCTGAAGAAATGACCGACGAAGAAATTGCAGCCTACACTGCAGGCTTTGAATACAACGAACAGTTTGGCGACAAGAAGAACTGGGGTTGACATGCAAAAAGAAATTGAACTCCGACCCGGCGAAGGCAACTTTTATCTTGCCATGGCATTCCATTGGGTGTTTGTTGCAATTTTCATTGTGCCAGTGGCCTTGTTACTTCTGATTGCAGTCATCAATCCATTTTGGTTCCGCGACGCAATGTTTCGTTGGGTCGAAAGTGGTGTCAATCAACTGAGTCGTTGGCGTAATTACAAGAAGTATCGCATCTATCTTGGCTGCGATCCCAAAGTTTGGCACACCCTCAAAGGAGATTTGAAATGACCATGCCTGCTGGCCGCTATTACATTGGTGACTTGTGCTATGTCATGCACGATGAATGGCACGAAGTCTGTGACTTGTTCTTCCCGCTGGACCAGGTAGTCCGCAACGTCAACGGTGAGTTTGTGCTGAAAGATGGCCGCCGCTTTGCCAGTTTCGGCACAGCCTACGGTGATGGCACTTATCAAAGCAATATCAGCACCAGTCACTCAGTGGATTCTGGTTCAATTGGTTGCATCCGCGTGGAAGACATTCGCGACAACACCTATGCGGACATCGAACAACTGGGTGCCATTGTGGAGTTTGATGCACCGTTTGAAGTGAGCGAAGATCACGGCTTGATCCAGTTTGGTCATGTGCAGATCGAAACTGCCGGCAGCTACGAAACTGAGGAATACGGGTATGAATAAGCAAATTCGACAACTTGCCGAACAAGCTGGTTTTGCACTGTGGGGAGAAGAACAGTGGAATCCTGGTGATGTCGTTGACTGGTCGGCTCGCTATGACAGGGAACTGGAAAAGTTTGCCAAGCTGATTGCTGGAGAATGTGCCAAACTGTTGCCGCCCGAAATGACACACGGCCCGGATGGCAGACCGTTGGAGCAAGTATTCAAACAGCATTTTGGAGTTGAAGAATGAACGAACGTTTTGCAGAGATCAGTCTTGCCGCAGGGGGTAGTCACTACCCCAACGTGAACGCAGCCCTTCAACAACGATTTGGCGAGATGGTTGTGCAACAATGTTGCAAGATTCTCACCGACAATGTAGAAGTAGCGTTAGACGCCAGCGGCAATCCTGTGTATCCCGAAGCACTGATTCGAAAACACTTTGGGCTCAGTGATCAAATGTGATTATTGAAGTTGCGACCCTGGATCCTGCGATATGCAGCCATGGTCTCACTCCAAGCTATCAAATATTCCCAAAAGGCTGTAAAAACTTTTTTCATAATCCCCGCTCCCAGTTATAGCTACGGCTGTCAAATTGACGTTGCCAGTATTCCACATCTCCCACGCTCTGCGGATATTTGCTGGAAATGAATTGGTCCAAACGAGTTTGGTAATCTTGACCAGGAAACATCTCTGCCAGGCGTTCTAACAATTTTGTCATTAGTTGCGACATGATTTTCTCCTTCGAGGTATTTATGTTGCAATACAACATTTTCTCATGGTTTCTACTGAGAAACTGTGATTCAAATCACAGGTTGACCGAATTTTCCCGTTTTGCTATAATTACAACATAGCAACAAAGGAGCGCCACATGGCATACACCCTTCTTCCCAACGCCAGTGCAAATTGGGGCCCGCGCAAGGGCCTGGAAGGCCCGTTTAATTTCTCTGGGCGGGTGTTGTATTATGACAACAAAGAGGGAAAATACTACGATCCGCTGACCGACTTCTACGTGGAGCAGGCAGAAATGGACCAGATCAATCAGCAGTTCTTTGAACGCTTTAAAAAGTAATACTCAAGTATTACAAGTTCTGGTTGACCGAATTTTCCCGTTTTGCTATAATAGAAGCATAGTAAGAAACAAGGAGCTGAAATGAAACTGCTGATCACCACCCAAGTTTACGAAAACTATGCCTGGCGCGAAGACGGTAGCCTGGCCACCGGCGACGACGCCTACTGGAAGGCCAAGGGCGGCGACGAGTATGTGATCCGTGGGGTCGATCCCTTGACTGTGGCCCCGGGCTTGTTGGTGGAGCAGGTTCGCAGTCGAATCGAGCACGACAGCGATGCTTATCGCGAGCACATCCTGGACTGGCAACTGGTGGCCGACGACTACCTTACCCAGTATGAGCAAGATCAGCTGGAGTATGATGGGCACATCGCGTATCCTGCGCAGGAACTGAGTGTGGCCTAAGGTTGACCAAAAATTCCCAATTTGCTATAATATTGACATAGCGTAACAAAACAGGAGCCCCAAATGGATATCAAACGTTTCAAGCAGACCCAAAAGTTTCGCATCATTGTTGGCCAGGCGTGTTTTTACGCCACGGTCAAGCAGATTCGCAACGGTGTAGGCGACTTCACTCAGTGCAATGCCGCTGCTCAGAAGGCGCTGGATACCCTTGAGTTCATGCGTTCAGGTGAAGGTTCTGCAGAAGGAGCCGCATGTGGCATTACCGGCACCTGGGAAGGCATGAACGTTCAACTTAACCTGGCTTAAGGAGTCAAAAATGAAAGATAAAATTTTAATCTGGATCGGTCTCAATCGCAAACCCATTGGCTATACCATTGGTGGTTTCAATCTGTTGGTGGCGCTGAGTCATCTAATTCAGGGCGAAATTGGTCTTGCCATACTGTGGCTGGTGATTGGTGGCATGATTGTGATTGACACTGGCGCACACAAGTAATACTTGAGTATTACAAGTTCTGGTTGACCAGAATTTCCCAATTTGCTATAATATACGCATAGACACACAAAAGGAGCCTGACATGAGTTATGTTGTTGTTGCAAAAGGTACCGGACTTATTGTCACTGACGGTCCCAACAAGAGCCGTGCATACAAGACCTATGGTGCCGCTCGTGCCACCCGCACTCGGCTGTGTAACAAGGCAGGTTGGATGTTGAGTGAGCTCAGCATCGTTGCTCGCAACACTTACCAGGCTCCCAAGGTCACTGTAAAGAATTTGATGAGCGGCAAGCCTGTGGAAATCGACGCAGATACCCCCTGGTGTTGCAACCCTGCCAGCGAAACTTATTGGAGCATGTAAAATGAGCGTTGTTCGCACCCCTGTCACTGGTTATAGCAGCCTGATCCGCGAGCATTGGACTGCTGAAACTGAACAAGAACTGCGCTCGCTCTATGAGCAGATTGAGCGCAACTATCCCAAGCAAGGTTACGGCACCATGCTGGTGCAGGTTCGCCCAGATGCTACCGGTCTTCTGTGGCATGCCGAATTCAGTCGCTTTACCAGCTGCGATTAAACTGTTTGGAGTCTAACATCATGATGGATCCAGTCGTTGCCAACAACCCTGCCCTGTTTCGCAAATACATGAGCATTCCGCGAGTGGATCTCAAACTGTGCGAGTTTGATCGCAATCGTCGAGTGCTCAAACTGACAAGCGAATATATGGGCATGCCTCGAGAGTTCTTTGTTCGCAGTCATCACACCGGCAAGGAAGTGCGTTTTGTTGCAGTGGGTCCCGAAGATGCACTCTACGATCAAGATCAGTGGGACGGCGAGCAACAGGTTTACCGCCCCATGGGTCATGTGCCCCGTGTGGATCACATGGTGATCTACAATCAGTGACAGCATCAACGTCATGAGCTATCAAAAACTGTATCAAATTTCTTGGACACAAGTCTACGAAGCTTGGCCCAAAGAAGAAATTCAAGATCTTTCTGAGGCTCGTGCTGTGTTGGCAAGGATAATGTCTCTATGAATTTTCGTCAATGGGTTCAAGAAAAATGGTATGAGCACTTGGCTGAATTAGAGTCCTACGGACTCCGACCTCAATTTACATCTCAGCAATATTTCAACACCTACAAGCATTGGCTTCGCAGAGAATATCGATACCAAACATGCTCGAGCAGAAATATTCCCGAGACTAAAAGTGTTCTATAACAGTTTGTGATGAGCAATTAAATATGATTGACTATACAGAAGAAAGGTTTGTCGGAGCAGTGAGTGCCTCATGGATTCGAGACTTGGAAAGTAGCGATAGCCGGATCCACAAGGAAAAAGTTATTGAAAAAGCACTCATGGCCGCCAAACTCGGCAGTGCTGATGCGCAGGCTTTCTTGTTCAACTGCTACCAGGCCTACAATCCTTTTTATACTTTCAATGTCAAGCAAGTTCCCGAAACTCGAGATCTAACAGACCGTCCCAATCCCTGGCCGCGTTTTTGGGCCTTGCTGGAAGATCTGCGCACTCGAGGCATTTCAGGACACCGCGCACGTAATGCCATTCAAGAATGTGCTGAACAGTTTGACAGCGATAATTGGAACACACTGTGTCGCAGAGTGATTATCAAAGACCTACGTTGCGGCATCTCAGAAAAGACCTTGAACAAGGTGCTGGGCAAGACCGAATGGCGAATTCCTGTGTTTGGTTGTCAGTTGGCGCAAGACTCTACAAATCATCCTAAAAAGTTGCGCGGTATCAAGCGCCTGGAATGCAAGCTGGATGGTGTGCGTGTGTTGGCTGTGGTCAGCGGCGCTTCGTGTGTGCTATACAGTCGCAACGGCAAAGAGTTTGAAAACTTCCCGCAGATTGCCGAAGCTATTTTAGACAATCGCAAAGCATTTCAATGGGGTCGTGGCACCGGTGGACATTTTGTGCTGGACGGTGAGATTGTGGGCGAAAGTTTTCAAAAGCTCATGCGTCAAGCACATCGTAAAAGCAATGCAGAAACTACAGACATGGTGTATCACATCTTTGATATCTTGCCCTTGGAAGCCTTCAAAGAAGGACACTGGAATGCACAGCAATACAAACGACTGGAATGGTTGGAATCGGCTCGTAACCAACTGATGGAAACTGATTGTTTGCGCATCATGAATGGTCTGGAAGTGGATTTGGACACAGCCGAAGGGCACGACATCATGCAACGCTATGCCGAAGACGCTGTGGCTGAAGGGTTCGAAGGCATCATGATCAAGGCCATGGATGCACCCTATGAGTGCAAACGCAGTGACTTTTGGATGAAATGGAAACCTGTTATTTCGGTAGATCTCGAAATTGTGGGTTTTGAAGAAGGAACTGGTCGCAATGCAGGCCGACTGGGTGCTATAATTTGCGAAGGAGAAGATCATGGACGTCGTATTCGTGTCAATGTTGGTAGTGGCTTGTCTGACAATGATCGTGATGGGTATTGGGCTGGACGTGATAACCTACTTGGACACTTGGTGGAGATCCAGGCAGACGCAGTCACACAAAACCAAGACGGAACATACTCCTTGAGATTCCCGCGCTTCTTGCGCTTCCGTGACTTCGAAGCAGGAGAAAAAGTTTGAAAATTGGACTAAGCTATAGCCGTTGTGTTCGTGACATTGTTGACGGTAAGGTAGACATCAACGATGTGTTGGTGCTGATCACTCGCACTGACTTTGATCCGCACAATGATGCACAGTGGACAGGTATTTGGCGAGGCTACGGTGGCGGACAAACTTTTGATAATCCGTTTAGTAATCCGGAATGGATGGACTATCCTGCTGAGGACGAAGCAAAGTTCCGTAGCATTACTATTGAACTATACAATACTGGTAGAATGCATCAACCACGTAAGTTTGGCGCACATCCTCATCGACTGCCTTACTACTGGCTGGAAACTATTGTTTCAGACAGCGACCTAGAAAACTCGCCCACAGTAAAAGATGCCTGGAACAAGTTCCAAATGATTTCGGGATTGACCAACACACCTTTGAAAGCACACCATGAGTAAACGTGTTGGTCCTATTACACTAGACGGGGAAGCTGCTGATCGTATTACGTTGCTCAATCTCAAAGAGTATCGCAGTTATCTCAAGAAAGAACTTGCTGACTGGAAAAAGAATCCCAGGTCCGACGACAATCCCACTGGCTATTGGTTGCATCCCGATGACGTTGGCAACAACATGCGTGTGATTGATGCCCTCAACACAGTTATCAAGCAATACGAATGAAACGGATCTTTTACGAAAAAGTAGGTCGGCGATACAAGCCTGTGTATGAGTATGATCAAATTCTCATGGACAGTTTTCCCAAAGGTGCTCACATTGTGATGTGTTATCCGGGTGGGCAGAGTCGACGATACAATATCGATCCCAACTATGCGGCCATGATTGCTGCTGGTCGTGTTGCTGAAGATGCTATGTGCCGGGTCATATATCAACAAAGTGAGGCCAAGCCCAAGGAACTTCCTGTTACACCCCGGCAACGTGCCGCCTGGGATGAAGCGAAAGCAGCATTCGGGGATGAATTTTTTAGCATCAAGTTTGGCAGCACTCGAGACATTGCAGAAGCAGGTGTGCAAGCTATGCAGAAAGAAGCACAACAGCTCATGCAGCACCCTGCTGTTCGCGATGCATGGGAACAGTTTCAGTTGGTATGCAAACTCACAAAGGAATCTCAATGACATATTTTCAAGAAAGAATTTATTGTGTTGATCAGTTGGTTAAAAAGTCGTTGGCGTCATATGCGTAAGACTGCTATTAGAGATCAACTGTATGGCGGCATTGTCGAAATGATGAAGAACCGCGAGTTCTTCTATCGTAGCGAAGTTGGAAAAGCACACGAGTATAGTAGTTGGACTGATCAAGGCAAAGAAGAACTTGTGGAGTTCATTATGGCGCACAGTAAAAAAATGCTGGTTGCTGAGGAGGCAGAGATTGACGCTCTTGCCAAGGAAATGACGTTTAACGCACTGAAGAAAAAGGAACAGTAATATGACCACGCCCGAAGAACACCAGCACCTAATGGAAGTGCTGAAATTTACCCCACGCACCTACAAGATTCAATTGTGGGGCTATGGTGGTGAGCATGTGATGGGCACTGTGGATCGCAAGGTCTACGACTATTTCAAGCAGCGTCGCCTAAGTGTGCCAGACTATGCCTGGGGCGGGTATGATGGGGAAGTACCCGAAGACATGCAACCATTTTACCCTGGATCATGGCATGATTGTGATGACATGGGGCATGCCTGGGGTGTGGATGTCAATGCTGGACATCTGCAGATTCTAGACGAAAATGAAAACATTGTTTATGAGCGTGAACTGTCCAGTCTTGACGGCTGCGATGTGCAACTCAGCACCATAGAAGAAGTTTGGATTGACGAAAAAGATCCCGGCACTGTGGTGTTCTACGGATACACTTCTGACAAAGGCACATTCTTTGAAGCAGACATTGAACTTCGACAACCATTTGATCCTGAAAAACTGCTGATACAAATTTCAGATTTTGACAGCAACGAAATTGTTGTGGGTGTAGAATACGACGGTGAGGAGCTAGACAACTATGGTGGAGACACCAACGGCAAAGGTTCTGAGTATGCATTCTACGTTGCAGGATCAAACACCGGCTCGGGCTATGAACGCTATCGCGACATGGATGACATCCGTTATGAACTGACTGACTGGTTCCCGTCCAAAACTGTGCCTGTGCGCCAAGGCAAGTATGAAGTCAAGACCAAAGACGGTCACGAATATCATGCCATGTTCAACGGCCGGAACTGGCACAACGAGTGGAGTCCCGACGAAGAACTCAAAATTGTCAAGTGGCGGGGTGTAGCCTATGACCCCGACGAGCACTTTTTGAGAGAAGTGTTGGAAAAAATTGTTTTGGAAAATACCAGGGAGTAATCATGGCAAATTGGACTGTAAGCACCTACTACAAAAAATCCATCGAAGAACACGAGCACTTTGTCAAAGATGGACAAAAACTTGTGTATCAAACGGGCTGGCGCGGGGGATCCTGGACAGTTACTACTTCAGACGACAATCCTCCGGAATTTGAATTTGTAGAAGTTCCGGGCGGAGATGGACGTCGCGACAGTATTGACATGTATAACTGTTGTGAAAACAACATTGAAGAAGTTGAACTGATTGAAACCTATGACGGATGGTGGGCAGAGATTGAGTGGCCTGATGACATGGACGAAGAAGAACAGCAACGCCTACAAGAGCTCATCGACGAAGAAGGTGTCTACAGTCTGGAAGATCAAGAAGATTGGATGCACGACGAAACAGAAATGTATATCTGGGGGCCCATCCAAATTGAGGGAGAAAACGGTTTCAGCAAAATCATCATTGCCGACGAAAACAGCAAAGTTGTGGATTTTAAAGAAGACTAAAATGTAGTATAATAAGTTTTGCATACTGATGGTATATTTGGTTCTGTGGACAGCGAAATCTGTCCGTGGCTAACAGAGTAAATCCAGTAGGTGCGACACTGCCCTTGACCAAAGTCAAAACCGCCTGGAATGCGGGAGTAAGCCAAGTAAGGATTATATGCAGTGAAAGAACCCAGTGTTTATTAAAATAGTGACCTCTTGAAATGTCATTGTCCCTTGATTCGCTTAGAGAAACGGCCATCGGTATGCATCCTTTACATCGTGTTTGGGTAGAAGTTACATCTATCGAGACATGGTATGCCATTATTCGTGAAGCCAACACACTGTATGGCTCAAAGAATTGGCGTGGCCAACCCAAAATAAGAAGAAGGTTGGAACGCAACTGGCATCACAAACCTATGCGTGTGTGGTTCGATGTGCCCAATCCCACTTTTGCGACTTGGATTTCTGTTAAGCACAGTGTAATTGTGAAGTGCGAGGTCGCTAAATAATCTTATGTTTCTCAGTTATATCACATTGTTGGTGGCGTTGAGCCTGTCGGTCATTGCTGCCTATTACTCTATTGCCGGCCTCACTGCAATTTTCGCCGCTGCTGTGATTCCCATTGTGGTCATGGGCGGCATCCTTGAAGTGGCCAAGGTAGTGGTCACTCTATGGTTGCATGAATATTGGCGTCAATGTAGGCTGTTGATGAAAGCATACTTGGTGCCTGCTGTGGGCGCCTTGATGCTGATCACCAGCATGGGAATCTTTGGATTCTTGTCAAAAGCTCACACAGATCAAAGCATGGTAAGTGGAGATGTGCAGGCCAAAATTTCTATATTTGACGAAAAGATAAAAACTGAACGTGACAATATAGATGCAAATCGTAAGGCACTCAAACAACTTGACGACGCAGTGGATCAAGTCATGGGCCGTTCAACAGACGAACGTGGTGCAGAACGGTCGGTTCAGATACGTCGCAGTCAACAGGCCGAGCGTGGTCGCTTGCTTCGAGAAATTGAACAAAGTCAAAAAAAGATTGCCACACTCAACGAAGAACGAGCACCTATTGCGGCTGAAGTTCGAAAAGTTGAAGCTGAAGTGGGTCCAATCAAGTATATTGCTGCCTTGGTATACGGCGACAATCCTGATGCAAACTTACTAGAAGCCGCTGTTCGCTGGGTAATCATATTGTTGGTTGTGGTGTTTGATCCCTTGGCCATCATGATGTTGCTGGCGGCCACTGAAAGCTTGAAGTGGGAACGAGAACGTCGTCGAGAAAGACAATTACAAGATGCTGCCCAAGAGGTGGAAGAACCCTTGGCTGAAAAAGACGACAATGTGGAAAACAGTGAAACACCACAGTATGAGCCCGACGACGGTGAATTGACCACAGATCAACTTCAGCAGATAACACAGAGTGTGGATCAAACTCAGCAGACCAAGCAAAGTTCAAATCCACATCCTCCGGGATGGATGTATAAATCAACTGCTGAAGCAAAAACAGCACCAGTCACCGACACAGTAGATGTTGATGACGAAGAGGTTCAACTTGAGAACAGTGAAAAAGCAGCCATGCGAGCATGGAAAACTGCCAATCCTGATGATACCATCAAGCGCCAGCGTCAAATGTATGATGATGGTAAAATAGATCAATTGCCCTGGGAAATTGGGTTGACAGCAGACAATGCACCCAACCAGGCACAGATGCGAGGGTTTGGCATAGATTGGCCACAAAGCCCCATCAAAGGCGATACGTTTTTGAGAGTGGATCGACTGCCCAGTGCACTCTACAAATACAACGGTCGCAACTGGATTGAAATTGACAAAAAACTCAGCGATCAATACAGCTACGACACTGCCTATATTGATCATTTGATTGCCAAAATTGATTCAGGCGAGTATGACCCCGACTTGCTGACTGATGCAGAAATAGAACAAATTCAGCAGCGTTTCCTTGATCGTGAGTCTCCCCATAAATAAACTACATAGTTTTTAGGAGACCTATGAAATTACGCGGAAAAGCAGTGTTAGTTAGGGACGACAATGTAGAGCGTGCCCTGCGAAAATTCAAGAAAAAAATTGCAGAATCGGGCTTGCTCAATGAGTTGCGTGATCGAGAATTTTACGAAAAACCAACCACTGCACGTAAACGTCGCAAATCTGCTGCCAAGAATCGCTGGAACAAAAAAATGACTAGCGAGGCCCTGCCTAAAAAACTCTACTGATGTATATCGAATTCAGTTTGCCCCTGGGGGCCGCTGGACAGTCTGCCCAACTGGCTGACTACGTTATTTCTCAAGAACTTGAGGCCTGGAGTGAAAAGTATGGGATTCCTTATCGCTCCAAACATGTCAAATACTTTAAACGAGTAACTTTCAACGATGAATCTCACTATGCCTTTTTTGCCATGACATGGAATCCCAGTCAAAGACATCATGCTTTGAAAACCTGGCGCATTGTTTCTGACCCAAATAATAAAACAAAATTTGATTCTCGTGTATAATAAATACTGTTGTAGTGCCCATGGTGGGGCTACACACAAATGTCATCTTGCTTAATAAAGGAGAAAACAAATGACTAAAACTCTTACCCTTCGTAGTTTCGATATTCCACCACTGCACAAGTTTGGAATTGGATTTGACAGCATGCTCATGCGTGTTACTTCGCCGCAGACAAACTCAAACTATCCCCCGCACAACGTGATCAAAACTGGTGAAAACACAGTCACAATCGAAGTTGCTGTGGCTGGATTTGTAGAAGGCGAAATTGACATCAACTTGGAAAGACGTGTGTTGACCATTGCTGGTTCTCGAAAGACTGAAGAAGATTCAGCTCACGAATACCTGCATCGTGGTATCAGCAGCCGTGACTTCCGTCATTCATTTACACTGGGCGAGCACGTGGAAGTCAATAGTGCCACTATCCGTAATGGTATTCTTAGTGTGTGTCTTGAGTGCAAGGTTCCCGAAGAAGCCAAGCCTAAAGCTATTGCTATCACATATCAAAACTGATATAATAGTGTAAATACAGTGGGAGACCACTCCCACTGTTTTGTTTTTTTTAATTTCAAGGATTGGATATGTCGCAAGCTGATACAGCAACAAAAATTAAAATCAATGAATCAATCCGAGAACCTTCGCTGTTCAGAGTAATCTATCTCAATGACAACAAAACTACCATGCAGTTTGTGGTTGATAGTCTGATTGAATTTTTCGAATACAACACAGAAACTGCTGTGAAAATCACTGGTGATATTCACGAACATGGGCAAGCTGTTGTGGCGGTGTTGCCGTTTGAAATTGCAGAACAAAAAGGCGGCGAAGTTTTGCAAAGCGCCAGAATTCAAAACTTCCCATTGCAAATCAAGATCGAACCCGACGCAGTTTAAAATTCAATGGTGATACGTTTGGGGTAGTAAACACTCTGACTCCACGGCGTATTTCCACGGCCACGGCAGTTGTTGACGTAACGCACATTTTTAAACTGTCGATCTATGCCGCGATGATAATGTCCAAAGCACCAGACTTTGATTTTGTTTTCGCTGTCTTCGTCTAGCGCAATTTGCAGATGTTCGTTGCCGGTGGTATTGAATCTGTAGTGATCTTCTAGTTCTAAATCATGCTCGACCAGCCAGGGCGCAGGCACAGTGTGTGTTACTATGACTATGGCTTTGACATCTTGGTGCATTTGTAATTTACGTATGCTGTTTCGAAGATAAGCTGCATCAGTCAATGCCATGCTAGCAATAGTTCCTGCAACCGAAGCAGACACTCCGTATCGCGTATTGAACCAAGACACTGTTTGATTGAAATCAATCTTGGGATTCAATGAAAAACTATACCATCCGTTACAGGCCACAAATGCCACTCCGTTGACTATGACAACATTATCCTGCATGAATACAACATTTTTAAATTTGTCCACATATTTGCTGAGTTCGTAATAACTCTGACCAAGATGTTCTAAATAGTTGCGGTGCTCGTCGTTGCCGTCGATAAAAAACACTCCCTGATAGCAGTTGCCCAGGTGCTTGAGAGTTTCTACCAAACGACGACGATCCTGAGAGACGTCCCCTGCTATCACACAGTAAGGACTAGTGGCCTGACCGGTCCAATCAAAATTGTCCCATGTTTCTACATGCAGGTCAGAAATTAAATCAAAGCTAAATTCCATGATACATATTTAAAAGGATTTACAATGAACATAATTTTTGGAAGAGACAATGCCTCTGCCTTGGGTGAAAACTACACTGTTCTGGAATTAGACACTATTCAAGTCACAGAAGGCGGCACTGAATTAACTGCTTTTTGTGTGGTGGAAACTGTGCCCATACTCAACATGCCTAAATTAGAGAGCATGAAAAACTTACACGCAAATCTATTGATTGAATATCGAAAGAAAAACTGGAATTATTGCAATCAGGCCCTGGAACATCTTCGGGGTTTTTGGAACAATGAAATGGATTCTTACTACGAGAATCTACAGTCAAGGATCACAGAATATATTGAACAAGATCCGGGACCAGACTGGTCTGGTGTTGTTAAAAAATCAATCCAGAACTAACTGCCTGCAAAAGTTTTTTAAACGGTGCAAAATCTAGCGATAAATTAAAGTATCCATTGCTACAAAATCTCCAAGTAGCAATACAATCATATCTAAAGGAATAATCACAAAATGTCAAAAATTGGTTTCATTGGGATCGGTAAACTTGGCCTGGACTGCGCCGAAGTAATGGCCGAGAAACACGAAGTTCGCGGATACGACATCTACCCGCGCACCAGCGACACAGTCAAAGTTTGTGCCATTGATGAATTGGTCAATGAAAGCGAATGGATTTTTATTGCAGTGCCAACACCGCATGCTGAGGGCTATGATGGTAGTGTGCCCAGTAGTCACATGGAGCCCAGAGACTTTGGACACGATGCTGTGATTGATGCTATCAAAAATGTCAATCAGTATGCAAAGAGTCCCAAAAAGGTTGTGCTGATCAGCACAGTGTTGCCAGGCACAACCCGCAAGCATTTTGTGCCACTGCTGGACAGAAAACATCAGTTCTTGTATAACCCTTATCTCATCGCCATGGGCTCTGTGAAGTGGGATATGGTCAACCCTGAAATGATCATGATCGGAACCGAAGACGGCAACCCCAATGCCTTGGCCGGAGAACTGCGTGAACTGTATGACACAGTGATGCAAAACAATCCACGCTATGAGATTGGCACCTGGGACGAGTGCGAAGCTATCAAAATTTTCTACAACACATTTATTTCGGCCAAAGTAGGCTTGGTAAACATGATTCAAGACTTTGCCATGCGTATTGGCAACATCAATGTGGATGTTGTTACCAATGCTCTAGCACGAAGCACCATGCGTATCATGGGCCCCAAGTATATGACCGCAGGCATGGGCGATGCAGGTGCTTGCCACCCACGCGACAATATTGCTCTGCGTTGGTTGGCCAAAGAATACAACATTGGCTATGACTTGTTTGACACTGTAATGCATGCTAGAGAAATTCAAGCCAAGAATCTTGCGCTGTTTTTGGTAGACTTGAGTGTGATGAACGACAACATGCCTATTGCGATCCACGGCAAGGCATACAAGCCTGATGTTGAATACTGTATCGGTAGCTATTCTACCCTGGTTGGACACTATGTTGAACAGGAAGGCAAGAGTGTGGTTTATATTGATCCGCTGGCCGACGACAAAGACAAAGTAGTCGACAGTATCAGCAAGCCCAGTGTTATTTTGTGGGCACACGATCGTCAGATCACTTATGAATACACAGGTGAACAGGACAAGACACAGCCCTACTGTGCTATTCCCGATGGTTCGATGATTGTTGATCCATGGCGCAAGCTCAAATCTACTGATCGAGTTGAGGTTGTCCACTATGGCAACACAAGAAATTCTTAAATATCATATTCCAAAGTTCTGGAACGATGAGTTTAAGAAACTTGACTACATCAACGAACAGTTCAATGATGCAAACAGCCTGGAGCGTTGGACTGCTCTAGGCTATGCCAACAAGTTCACTGGGGACATGTGTGACATGCGCAGCGCACAACCCTCGTGGAACTATCGTTTTGTTGACATATACAGTGCCCTAGGATGGAAAGATATTGGCACCAGTTACTATCGCATGAACACCGGCACTGTGTTGCCCACACATGGTGATCTTTATCTACGCTACATCGAACTTTTTAATCTTCAAGGACAAGAGCATCGTATACGTAGAGCCATTGTGTTCCTGGAAGATTGGAAACCTGGACATTATTTTGAAGGGTGTGATAAGCCTTGGGTAAAGTGGCACGCCGGCGATGTTGCTGAATGGTGTTATGATGCGCCGCACCTGGCGGCCAATCTTGGACTAGAACCAAGATATACCTTACAAATTACAGGATGGATATGATATCTAGCTACGACGAATGGTCACCGCTTAAACAAGTCGTTGTGGGTGATGCATCTGATGCAAACTGGCCCGTGAATGACCCAGTATTCAAACAAGAAAGTTCTAAGACCACCTGGAAAGAAACACCAGTCCCTCGTGGTCCAGTGCCACAGCGTATCATCGAGGAAACCAATCAAGACTTGGATACCTTGGCAAGCACACTACGCAGTCTGGGAGTGGAAGTGCTGCGCCCAGATCCACTCAATTTTCAAGCACACGATGGAATGTATAACTACTGCCCACGAGATCGTTTGTTGGTGCACGGAAACACCATTGTGAATCCGGCCATGATGTATCCTTGTCGAGACATGGAGCTACAGTGCTATCACGACATTGTGGATGCAGCAGAACACTATTATTTTATGCCCAGAAACGAAGGCATGATCTTAGACGCTGCCAATGTGTGCAGACTAGGCAAAGATAAAATGTTGTTTTTGGAATCGCCCAGCGGAAACAAAAAGGCATATGATTGGTTTTGCGATATATTTCCGGAGGTCACAGTAGAATTGTGCAACTTCTATGCTGGCGTTCATATCGATTCAACAGTTGTTCCACTGAGAGAAGGCTTGGTATTATTAAATGGGTCAAGAGTCAATGAAGAAAACTGCCCCAAGATGTTTGCTGATTGGCAAAAGATTTTTGTAGATGATGTTGAACCCCAGGATTTTTACCAGTATCCGTATGCAAGCAAGTGGATTGCCCTCAACATGCTGGTTGTTGATCCTCGCACTGTGATCTGCGATAAGTATCAAACTGATCTTATAAAAATATTGGAGCAGTGGAATTTTACTGTGATTCCGTTAGAACTCAGACATTCAAGAACTCTGGGCGGTGGCTTTCACTGTGTGACACTGGATACATGGAGACAACATGCTTGATCCCAAGGCATTACAACAACTAGTCGAGACGCAGGCCAAACAAGATGTGGCTGAACAGGTGCGTAAAGTTATGACCGAATCCTGGTTCAAACAGGTTGAGTCAGACGCAATAAAATTTATTCAAGACCGTATTGTGGCCAAATTTGCCAACAGCGAGGCCATGCCTGAACTGATCGACGCAGTGAAAACGTCTGTTGCGGATCTTTTTCAAAATGGACACATTCCGGGACTGGCCCAATATGTTGATTATGATTACATCAAACAAGCAGTAAATGACAGCACACAACTGGTTATTCAAGCAGCCATCAACGAGTTGTCAGTGGATCCTGTTTGGCTGGAAAAAATTGAACAACTGATCAATCAACAAACAACGCAACGAGTTCTAGCCAGTTTGTCCACAGTGGACATTCGTCCAATTATCAAGTCCAGTGTGGACAAAGCCATTGAATCAACCAAGGCCAAGTTTTTTCAAGGCATACAAAATCAAGCTGAATCAGTAGAGCTCACTGTGATGGATAAAAACGTAGTGGTTGAGAATACCCTCACAGCAAAAGATATATCAGCAGTAGAGTCATTGACTGTGAAAAATCTTGTGGTCAACGGAACCATCAACACAGACAGTGCATCCTGGACCGAGTTGTCTGATGCCATTGGTCAACAGACCATGAACAAGATCACCGATGCATGGCGTGAATCGCTGATACAGTCTGTGAAACAAAGTATCACTGAATCAGGCATTGATTTTGACACAGTCACTGTGGGCGGACAACGGTTGGTCGCTGGAAATACTTTGTCGTCGGCAGTTACTCAAAGCAGGTTGACATCTGTGGGAACTCTAGAAAAACTGATTGTGGGCGGCAATACCAAACTCAATGACACTGTGACTGTGAACAAAAAGCGTGTGGGCATCAACACAGAAGAACCCGACATGGCACTGAGTTTGTGGGACGAAGAAGTTGCTGTTTCTGTGGGCAAGTTCAAAGCTCAAACAGCCTACATTGGAACAGTAAGAAAGCAAGGCATCAGCATAGGAGTCAATAAAACACCTGCCATAGAAATTGACGACGATGGATTGACCTCAGTGAAAAAAATTCAGGTGGGATTGCACAAGATCAGTCATGCCACCGAAGTTCCTAACTATGCAGGCACCCGGGGAGACATTGTGTTCAATGCCAGCCCCAGTTTGAACGATTCAGTGTTTGCCTGGCAATGTTTGGGAGGGTTCAAATGGAAAGTGATTAGAGCAGTGCAATGAAGATATCCTGGGTAATATCAGACACTGCTGTGGTTGATCCAACTGTGGATTTGGACTCACTGAAAAATATCGGACCTTTTTGGGCCGGTTGGAGAACTTGGAGAAGCTTTCAAACTGACAACGTGATTTGTCATAATGAATCTGATGTTAGAACGTTGATATCCAAAAACTTTCATCGACGATGCAATCTCTACATACCAAACTCGGTGTATCAATCAGTGGATCGACCCGAAGGTGTCAAACTTTACCAAGGTGAATTTCACGAAATGGTCGAACATCCCGACGAAATTGTCAGCATGCATTTGGCTTCTTCTGCCAGCGACATTGTGTTGTTGTTGGGCTTTGACTTTGGCGCAAAAAATTTGGAACACGATCGGTTGGCCAAACACAAATGGCACAACTACAAACAGTATGCCCTGCATATATTTGCAGCAAACAGTTCGGTTCAATGGGTGTTGTTGGATCATCCGGGCAAAATAGACAAAGAGTTAGAAAAGGTTTCGAACATCCAATTTGATACCTTGGACAATGTGCTGTCTCAGTTTGCCAATTGAGTGTGGGTTAACAACGGATTGACAATATTAAATTAATATTGTATAATTCATGTATGACTACACCTCGTTTTGGCTTTTGTTGCAAATGGCTCAATGATCCCAGTGAAACTGGCGGCATGAAGGTCAATGCCAAGGACCGTGATATCAACGGCCGATCAACCACCATGCGCTGGCTGCGTGAGCACAAAGACGAAGCTGAACAACGGCAGTGGGATATCATGAACCATAATGCTCGTGCTGCACTGTTGATGGTAGAGCGTGTGGGCGCCATGGCTCCTGAAAGGCGTATGGTTCGACTGGGTAGTGAAATGCTGCAAGGCTATACCGAACCATCGTGGATTGACTGGTGGCAACGGCGCGAAATCCAAGATCACTGTGCAAAGATCTTTGCCCCTGTGGGCGAAGCTGCTCGACGACTGGGTGTGCGACTCAGCTTTCACCCTGGACAATTCTGTGTGTTGGCCAGCGAAAATGATGGTATTGTGGAGCGCAGTATCCTAGAGTTTGAATATCATGCAGACATGGCTCGTTGGATGGGCTATGGTAGCACATGGCATGATCATGGTTTCATGATCAACATTCACTTGTCGGGTCGCGGCGGACCGGAAAAGTTTCTGCGCACACTCAAGAGATTGAGTCCCGAGGCTCGCAACCTCATAACTATTGAAAACGATGAGATATCAAATGGTCTGGATACTACTTTGGCTGTGGCTGAGCATTGCGCTCTTGTGCTGGATATTCATCACCACTGGATCAACACTGGCGAATACATCGATCCCAAGGAAGATCGCGTTCAGCGGGTTCGTGAGTCTTGGCGTGGTGTGCGTCCTGGCATGCACTTTTCTACTAGCCGCGAAGATCTTTTGGTTG